ACCACAGCGGCAGGAGCTTTGAATTATTTTGCTTCACAATCAGACATGATTGTTGTAAATAAGAACTATAATAATATTGTAACAAGTGGTTTAGTTTTAAATTTGGATGCCTCATTTGTCGCTTCATATCCTGTTAGTGGAACGAGTTGGTATGATATTAGTGGTAGTGGATTTACAGGAACGTTCACTAATGGGCCTGTATGGACTTCACAAGGATGGATTATATTAGATGGAACAAATGATTACATAAGTGTCGATTCACCACAGTTATTGAATCCAGGATCAAATAGTTTTACGGTTGAAGCTTGGATTTATCAAAAAAGTACCGCTACTAATGGTATTATAGAGGCAAGAGGTCAAAATTTAGATGGTTTTCTTTGGTTATTGAATTATGGCATTGTTGGTAGAGTTTTGTTTGCATTTAATACTAAGGCAGATACTGGACAAAATTTTTACTACTCAACTGTAAATACATTTAGTGATGTAGATAAATGGTTGTATATTACTACTGTAGTTAATAGGAGTAATGAAACACTTACCTTTTACAAAAATGGAATACAACAAGGTAGTTCAGTAAATATAACCTCGAGTGGTACTACTGACCCTGGAAGTGGGTATAGATACTGGATAGGAGCAGATTTAGGTGGAGCAGAGGCTAATATAAATATTTCTATTGTTAGACAATATAACAGAACTCTCAGTGTTGTAGAAATTTCTCAAAATTATTATGGGGCACCAATTGTAACAAGTGGGTTAATTATGAGTTTTGATGGGGGTAATCTTGTATCGTATCCTGTCACAGGGACATCAATCTACGATCTTAGTGTTTCCGCATATAGTGGAACACTTGTTAACGGGCCCACATATAGTGTTTCTGGTGGTGGATCTTTATTATATGATGGAAGCAATGATTATGTTACATTACCTTCATCACTTAGTTCGTTGAGTGGTACATCAGGAGCATCCCTAAGTATGTGGATTAAATTGGACTCAGGAAGTAATACCTCAGGACAAGCAGGATTGATACAATTGAGTTCATACAACAATTCTAATGGTAATTTGTATTTTTTCACAGACGCAAGTAGAGTTGGAGGTATTTGGTTAGATATTTTCAGGACTGACAGAGTGTTTACGGGTGATTGGCAACCAACATTTAATGGTACAAATTGGCACAATTTGACAGTCACTTGTCAATCAGGTAGTAATGGTTGGAAAATGTATTTGAATGAAAATTTAGCTTTTCAAACTACAGGGCCATCAGTTGTAAGTGTTGATGTATCACTTTTTGGAGGTTTCAGATTAGGACAAAATAGCACAAGTAGACAGTTAAAAGGTCGAATAGCGATATGTAACATATACAATAGAGTTTTATCCACAAATGAAGTAGTACAAAACTTTAATGCATACCGAAATAGATTTGGTTTGTAGATATTTAAATGTATGACACAAGATTATGAAAATAGAAGATTTGTTATATTCGATGTAACAGAACTAAACCTCATAGATTTCAATCAAGTCTACGAAACCTCAGAAGAAACTGTAAGAAAATCAGTAGATGGTACTAAAACTTTTGTAAAGTATGATATTCCACAACCATCATCAGTAGTATCACTTACTACAAAATCTCAGGAGTATACTTATGATGAAATTTTAGAAATACTGAATACTCCTGAATGGATTGAACCGAATATTGAAAAACTAGATTGAATGTAATTTTTTAGATTTCCATTTGGAAACATATGATTAATATTATTTTGTGCATAATTGGAAAAATAAATTACTATTTGTTTCAGCTCAACCTGACATACCATATTTTCATTGGCAATGTGAAGTGTATTTAAACAATTTTTTGGATTTTGGTATACCAAAAGAAAATATTCATGTATTATTTGGAATCCAAAATGATACAAAACTGTCATCAGGTGGTGAAAAATTAAAAAAATACACAAAAAATATTTTTACATTTCAAGATCAACGAGATAAAAAACACTATATCCCAAGTATCAAACCATTTCTGATTTACAAATGGTTGAAACAAAATAAAAAAAGAGGTAAACTACTTTTTGTACACGACTCGGATATCATATTTAATTCACTACCCAACTTTGATGAATTGATAGATGATCATATAAATTATGTTTCAGATTGTAGAGGTTACTTAAATTACAATTATTTAAGATCCTGTGATAATAGATACTACGAAAAACACTCAGATAAAATTTACAATGGTCAATTGATCCGTGAAATGTGTGACATTATAGGTGTTGAACCTAGAACAATTAGAGATCAAAACGATAATACAGGTGGTGCACAATATTTATTAAAAGACCAAGATTGGCAACTTTGGTATAAAATATACAAAAATTCAAACTTATTGTTTGATAGAATAAAAAGATTCGATAATGAATACCCAATTGAAAATGGTCAATTACAAATTTGGACAGCGGAGATGTGGTCAATACTTTGGAATCAGTGGTTTATGGACAAAGAAGTCAAGATATCAAATGAACTAAATTTTTGTTGGGCTAGTGATAAAATTACAAACTGTGAAAATAAAAAGATATTTCATTGTGCAGGGGTTGTGGAAGATATGAGAATGAACAGTTTTTATAAAGGTGATTTTATTGATAGTAATCCATTAACATTATTAAAAAACAACATAAATTTCTTCGATTTTATTGATAAAGATTCCGCAACTAATTTATATGTTGAATGGATGAAAAGTGTTGCAAAAAAACTAACTTGAATTATTTATAGACAATGGCTTTTTCATATTCCTTAAGTGCTTGTTGTCAAAATGGGTTAACGTTTAATGTTACCACAAGTGATGTTTTACCTTCACTTAATAGATTCGCATGTATACAAACTGTACAATATTCTGGTTGTGCTCAAGTTATAACTTATAATTCATCGTTTACAAAGTACGATTATCAATCAGTATCACCTTATGTTTTTGAAAGTTGTGACGATTGTTATTCCTTTTGTAATTGTTCTCCTTCATGCAATACATGTTATGAATATGAGGTAATATCTGCAGGTGAAACGACTGTAAGTTTTACAGATTGTACAGGGTATCCTAGACAAATTTATTTAGGACCATCAACCACTGAGTATATTTGTGCTAAACAGGGAAGTGTTACAAGTGTAGGGTCGACAATAAATCAACTTTCACCTTGTTCTTTTGCTCCATTCTCAACCATATGTGGAAAATTTAGTGGAACATCGTCAGCTATCGGTGTTACAATTGAGTATCAAGATTGTTTCTCGGGAGCTAACGTAAGTAATAAAACGATTACAGTCCAATATGGACCATCCACAGAAATCGCATATTGTGCAAGTGTTCAGGGAACTGTCATAGAAGGTAGTTTAGATTCGGATGCAGGAAGAATCGCAAATTGTGACTGTGAAGTTATTTCGGTTACACCTACACCCACACCAACCAATACTACGACACCGACTAATACAGCGACAAATACTCCAACTCCTTCAATTACTCCCACGAATACAATAACTCCTACTGTAACTAGAACACAAGCGCCTACACCTACACCTACACCGACATTTGATCCTGTATTTGACATATATTTGTTTCAACCTTGTTGTGGTCAACCAAATATCAGGTTTACTAATCTTAATGGTACGCCAATAGTAGGACAAGTTTTTAATATTGTTGATAGTCCAGATTTTCAAGGATGCGCTGAGTTAATACCATACAAAGCCGAAGGATCAATTTACTCAGGAAAAGGAGTTCAGTTTAATGAGGTTGTAACTTGTGAAAGTGAATTTTGTATTTGTCCAACTCCGACACCAACACCAACAGTAGTTTGTAAATGTAATAACTATAACATTTTTAATGGTGGTGTATCGGGTTATTTTTCGTATACTGACTGTGATAATAGTTTCAGAACGGTTTACCTTGAAAAAGGTGCTACAGTTGCTATATGTTCTTGTTCTGATAAAAGTTTAATATTGCCTCAATATTTTACCTATGTTTTAGTAGGACCATGTCAAGTACCAAGTTCAACACCGCCTCCTACTCCGACTCAGACACCTTCTAATTCAGCGGCACCATCTTTATGTCCTATCACAGGGTTTTGTTTGAACAGTTATTTTTCATCAATAGAAATTTATGATGGAAATTATTACGCAGCACCAGGGACATACAATTCGAGAACATATTATACGGGTACTACAGGTGCTTACATATATTATAATACAGGTACTACGACTTGGTGTTTGTCAACAATTATTGGTGGGAATTGTATTTTATTCGGATCCACACCGTGTAATGGACCGTGTCCTGATTTTGGTAGTTCATATTTCTCAAGTGGTGGATGTTTAACTACGACAACTACAACATCTGGTTGTGAGACGTTTGATTTCGAAGGGTATTTTGATTGTGCACCGACTGCGATTACACCAACGATATCGGCAACTATGACACCGACCCCTACTATGACGATGACACCAAGCTCGACTAACTATTGTTTTTCGTATAATAGTGATGTTAGTTTCAGTTCTTATACTTCAACAACTACAACAAGTACTACAACTACTACGACAATCAACCGAGATTTATTAGTAACAGGTGAAGAGAATTTTATGTTAATAAGTACTTTATTTCTTAGTCCTGGTCAGTGTTTTTGGTTTAGATTATGTGATAGTTTAGTAGATTATTACATACAACCGTCAGATTTGTTTGATGATGTAAACTTAATAATAGATCAGGTATATGATATGAACATAAATGGAGTGAGATATTGTTATACATTCTTGGGAGCGATAACAGCATCTCCAAATGCATTTACCACTCAAATAAACAGTAATTATGTCAATTGTGCGACATGTATAAGTAATTTGTAATAAGACTATGCCTATCCAAATAACCATAAACGCAATGACAGGGTCAAGCCCTTATGATGTTTATTTATGTGATTCTCAAATAATTAATTGTTTTTACATAACAACAATAACAAGTTTACCGTATGTTTTTGATGTTCCACCACCTTTGGATAGTCAAGCGTCTGCTTGTGTCAAAATAGTTGATAACCTAAATTGTGAAACATATACCTGTCAAACTTTTTAACAAATGGCAATTCAAACTAAAGTATTTAATAACTGTTTAAATTCATCTGATACTCAGGTATTTCAGTATAACGATTTATTGTTTGTACCTGGAAGTGTGGTATCACAAAATGGTAATTGTTATAAAGATACCTTAGTGAATTCTAACTTGGTAGCGACATTTAATATAACTTCCTCAGGGTTTACATCGTGTCAAGAGTGTTTGACAACCACTATGACTGGGCTAGTAATTTCTAGTTGTACAAATTCAATTTTATCATATATCACTATACCTAATGATGAGGTTCCTCCGATTGGATACTCTCTTTATTATCTTTCTGAGTGTTGGACAATTATATCGGCAACAACTGAGTTTTATAACGTACAAACAAACGTCACTTCGTTTGAAGATTGTGAAACATGTACTTTATTTGGTGGTACTACTGAAAGAAACCAAGGCGGCCCTAAAGGTCCTGGAGAACCTACAACACCCAATTGGCGTGTAGAAGAATTTGCAAATTGTTGTAACAGTAGTGATATAAAATGTTTTCAAATCGATCTTAATAGTTGGGGTAACACCGGGAATCAAATTGCTATTGACTCAACAGTTACTCCAAATGTTCTCTACTATAGGACAGGATCTTTGAATTATAACGGAATTGCTCAAGATACTTTTGCTGTTTTTATTTTTACATCTTGTTTAAATGCCGCTAATAATGAGTTAAATTGTCCAACACTTACTCCGACCCCAACACCAACACCCACACTTCCAATTTATCAGTACTATGGGAATACTGTACTGATTGATGGTACTCCACCATCATTCAATGAAGCTTGTAATGGTTGGTTGTATCAAAAATCATATTATGGATCTAAACCACTAAATTTGTTAGCGGTAAATGATTATTTATACACAAGTCCGAGTCGGGGTCAATCTGATGTTGTTCAAGGATCCAATACTGCAGTATTACCACTCGCGTCAAACTCATCAGGTAATGATATAAGATATTTTCAGGTTCGTGGCACTGGTAGAATTGCGGCAATTGTTAATTGTGTACCTATCACTTGGTATGTATATGTTTCACCTGATCAGTATACATCACCAGGGGTTTGGAGTTTTGCTGATCGTGATGATGCTTGTGATTATCCTTATGGTTCATCGTGGGTTTATGTTTATGGTCTAAAACCTATTGATCAACTAACCACTGGCGATATATTGTATAATACACAATCCCTTAATAATCCAAGAGTTAGGATAGGATCAGGTCCTTTACAATACCAACCTATGTTCACTTGGGATAGTAATACTCAAACAACAACAGGTCTTAAATATTTAGTACAATATGCTGGAGGAGCTAATGGGGCGATACAAACTATAGACACATGTGATAATCTTTTCCCCCCGACAACTCCCACACCAACGCCAACATCAACTGGATGTCCAGCAATCAAGGTCGAATGTAATTCGTTTCAACTGAGGGCTGTTGGAAATACATCAGTAACATTCCGTTACAATCGATGTACGACAAGTGGTATTGACTATGATTTTGAGATAACTGTTGCTGCATATGGTGTTGAACCTGTTTGTAGTCAAAATACACCAATTTATGTTTCAGGTGGTCCGTATTCCATAAGTCCTCAGGGGTCTATTTGTTTAATATTATGTATTGACCCAACACCAACTCCAACAAATACTGTGACCCCTTCAATTACTCCAACTAATACTATAACACCTACACAAAGTCGTAGTTTTGGAGCAACTCCACTACCTACGGAATCACCCACACCTACAAACACTCAAACACCCACAACTACTACTACTCCGACACCAACGACACCATCTATAACACCATCTATTACACCATCAATAACCCCCTCTAATAGTCGAGCGGCAACTACAACTACAACTAGACCACCAGCTATTAATGAGTGTGGATTGGTGACAGTACAACCTATGGGGGTTACTTGTACTGTTATAAATCCAACGGTTTCGGGTGGTTTAGCCACAGCAATTTTAAATGTTACTGGTGGTACTGGTCCTTACGATTATCTTTGGGATGATGGATCCACTACTTCTTATCTTACTAATTTGGTAGCAGGTACTTATGAAGTGACCGTATCAGATTATTTCAGTGATTATGTCATCAGAACTTTTTGTGTAGTGTCATCCGCACCATCGACACCAACTCAGACACCCACACCTACAATAACACCTACAATAGGACTATCACCTACTAACACGCCTACATCTACGTTAACACCGACACCATCATCAACTCCACCACTTATATTATGCGCAACTTTCTCACTTAAAGATTCAACAGGTGTTGTTCGGTACGAACAATATCAATTTAATTTTAATACGATCATTGCAGGATCATATTCTTGGACGGCAAACACTTCACAAAATTATTTGACAAACACAGGATTTCTTTTACTTAGTTTTGGGGGTGGACCAAGTGGGGTTTGGTCAATAAGTCAGGTTTTAAACACGAACAACATCGAATGGTTTTTTACAGTACAAACATCTGTTGCTTCGAATATTGTACCGACAAAAGGTTGGTACATCAATGGGAATACCACTTATATTGATAGTTTTAACAGAACAAATGTCATACAAAGTGTACAAGTAGAATCGGGAACTTGTAAAGTAATTACTTTGAATGCAACATTGACTAGTGTGAATGCGACTTGTCCTCAATATTCAGACGGCAGTATTACAGTTGTTGCTAATGGTGGAACACTACCATACACTTATTCATTGGATAGTTTTAATTACACTCCGAATAATACCTTTTTAAATCTTTCTAGTGGCTTTTACACTGTTTATGTTAAAGATAGTGATACGACACCACAAATATTTTCAGAATCTATAATTGTGGACACGGTATACTCACAACCACAACCAACAAATTTAACCTTCAGAAGAGTTAATTTTGTACCAGGTTCAAATAATAATCAACCTACAATAATCGATGAGTTCTCACAATATGAATTAAATTTAAATGGATTATCAAATGGAGTTAGTTTATCAACATTCGATTTGAATTTACAAATTCAAAATATCACCAAACAACCTGGTGTAACAAATGCTAACGGTACCACAGTAAGGGTCTCGGTAAATAATACTCAAATATTCTTTACGAGTATTACTCAGTCAACATTATGGACTCAAACCAATTCACAACTCCGTGGTAACACAGCATGTCCAACCGACCTCACAATCACAAAACAAATAATAACAACTATCCCTGTTGTTCAATTACTCGGTCAAAATTTGAATAGGACGGACAATGTTGTTGTTGAAATTACAAATAAAGCTCAAATAGTAACACCTTCGCCACAACGTACTTGTCCTACTGAATTGACAAACACAATAATCCTTTCGTCAATATATGCAACCTTCGGTCCAACGCAAATATGTTTTCCTTTGGTTGGTAATCCGAGCATAAGTGAAAATGCATTTAGGACGGCTGCACAGTCAATAAGTCCAACATACACGGGTAATTGGACAGTACAAGTAGCAGGTATAGCGACATGTGTGGAAATACTGAGCGTAAAAACTTCTGGAATGGACGATTCAACATCTTTGAGATTTGATTGTAATAACCAAGTGGGTAGTGTACCTAACCCATTCACATCTTCCTCAGTTTCTACAAATCAAACTTCGATTGTTTCACCTCCTAATGCACCTTCTTGTGGTGATTCTATTATATGGGTTAATCCAGAAACGTTCACGATAAATTATTTTGTAAATAGTCCATGTACTCAATGTTCAGGTAATTATGAACTTAGCTTATCAGTCAATAATACTGGAGTTCTTGTGAGTTCTACAATCCCTATGGTACCTGGTAATGGACTTGTGACTTTCGATAACATAGTAATAAACAGCAATAGTATAGTAACAATCAAAATTGATTGTATAATTTAAATTTACAGAAATGGGATACATCATTAAAAATACTTCAGGATTAATCAACACACAAATCACAGATACGGGTAGAAAATATCTGTCACAAGGTAATTTCAACATTGCATATTTTCAGGTCGGAGACTCAGAGGTTTGTTACACAGGCGGATCCACCATACCAAATGGATTTATTTTTGAAGCGGATTATAACGCTCAAAACTCAACAGGTTATCCACAATCAAACAGAGAATATATCAAATATCCTTATTACTTAGAAGGTACTTCAGGTAACACTTTTGGTATTCCGACTGATTTGTCAGCAGAAGTGTTGATTTTTAACTACACCGATATGTTAGGTTTTTTTGTTAGTGGTGGTTCAAATACCTATACCGTAAATGGAAACACAGGTTATACTATATCATCAAATTACGTATTCGATTTGTCTACTTTGACAGGCGGTTATACTGTTACTTTATCTAGTAATATTTGCGTAACAAGTATTGGAATACCCACTTTAAATGATTTTGTAACATTGTATTTTGATTTTACAGCACCCTGTGGTAGTTTAGACAATTTTATGATTTTAACATATAGAATATTGAGTGTAGATAATCTTGGTGGAGGTAGTTATGAGATTACCTTAGATCGTACTGTACCTGATTTCTCAACAGTCCCACTTTGTCCTGGTCAAGGTAGAGCCTATTTGTATCCCGAGTTCATGACCGATCTATATGATGTGACAGTTCCAACAAACTATTTCGCCTCACCATGTGCAACAACACCACAAGTTAACATTTGGAATATGAACATACCTTGGAGTGAAAGCCCAGCAGGTTTGATTGAAACTAGTTATCAAGGTTACACCTATTTTGGGTCAATCAATTACATAGGTAGTAAAGAATACTTAGGATATCAAACTGATAGTGGTCAATATTTTGTGGATAGTTCAGGAGTAACAGCTACAACGGATTCATTCTATTTCAATTCATTAGGAGATAGAATTGATGTAAAACCGTCTGAACAAAAAGCAATAGCTATAGTTAGTTATACAAATCAAAGTATTAACAATTATTATGGAGAAAAGTTTGCAGTTGAACCTTTTGATCCGTCAATTCCTGGTCAAGAAGGGCAAGCAAGAAATCTTAAAGTTGTATTACCAACACTTATGTGGCATAAATCTACAGGTGGTACAATCGGAGAAACATTTTACATCGATCCACCAGGGTTTAATCTACTATCACCATCTTATATGGAAAGTACTAAAAACTCTGATTTTAATACCCCTGGTATGAGATACTACCATTTATGGGACACAAACGCAAACCCAAATGGTATCCCAAACAGAGTTGGTAAAGTTTACCCTGATTCTAAAATAGTAGTATTTGACGATGAAGAAATCGTAGCAGCAATGTCCTATAAATCAAACCGAAATTGGACTTTACCAGCCCCACAACTTAATTTATTAGCACCGAACTTGTGTACAGGTGATATTGATTCTGTTGGTATTTTGACAGACAACACTCAAACCCTTTATTTAACTTATAGGTTTGATTCTACTGCATATACTCAATCGTTACACTGTAACTATTATTCGAAAATTGTGGGTCCCACGGGAACAACACAACCAATGAATGTTGCTTTGAGGTTTGGAAATGAGTTTCCATTCTTAAGTGAAGGGTGTTACGGTTTTCATGCAAATAGTATGAAAATATTAGTTCAAATTGTTACTACAGGATTTAAACCATTACCCAATGGTTGGACAGAAATCGATGTTACTTCGGATCTTGTAGGTACATTAGTTGATGGGTATATTGTACAATCAGGTATTACAAATACAACTTTCGTAATTAGTTTGAATGATTTTACAGGGGGAACAAGATATAATTTAGCAAATTATATCAATCTCCCAACTCTTGGAACAAATAACGGATTGAATTTTGGCGATGAGTATTATTTCTATGGAAACTTTATTACTGATATCGAGGCAACGATTTATGAAATGAAATATGGTATCAATTTGTCAAATCAACAATTTACAAACACCTCAAATCCAACAAGTACTGGTACAACAAATAACTATTTAACTGAAATTGGTCTTTATAATTTACAGAAAGAACTTATGATTTTATCAAAATTACAGTATCCAGTTTTAAGACAAGGATTGCAACAATTTTTAGTAAAATATGACTTTTAAAAATGGTAAAATCTAAATTACAAAATTCCCCAAAAGTTCTCGGACTAGATGTGTCCACAGCAACAATTGGTTGGGCATTATTCGACATTCAATCAAAACAATTACTAGAATTAACACATATATCACCAAGACCTAAACTTCAATCAGAAGATAAAGTCGAAGAACTTATTCTAAAATCTGATGTATTCAAACTAAAGTTGGACGAATACAAAAATATGGGAATTACCAAAGTTATTATTGAGGAACCTTTACTTCATTCGAATAATATCTATACAGTTCAGACTTTGATGAGATACAATTCTTTTATTACAAAAGTAATTTATGACACATTGAATATTATTCCAGAATTTATATCAACCTACGATTCTAGAAAATTTGCTTTTCCTGAACTTGTAAAAGAGAACGATAAAGGTAAATTTGTTTTATTTGGGGGTCTTCCAAAAGACGTGGATAAAAAACAAATTATTTGGGAACATGTTGCTAAACTAGAACCACAGATCACTTGGCAATATACTAAAAAACAAACACTCAAAAAAGAAAATTTTGATATGTCTGACTCGTACACTTGTGTCAGAGGATATATGAAATCAAAAAAAATTTGGTAATTCGATTTTTTTGTCGTATATTTACAGAATGGAAGAATTTAAAGTAATTGTCAAATTACTTAAGGAGTTTTTAGGTAGACCAAAAAGGACTTACGAAAGTAAAAGTCAATGCAGTTTCAATTGCGTTGAGTGTGATGACGGGTCTAATAAAGGTAATTTAGAGGTTAATATTGAAAAAGGTGTGTACCATTGTTGGTCTTGTGGTATTTCAGGACCTTTGGGAAAATTAATTGAGATTCACGGAAATTTAAAAATAAAAAGAGCTTACTTACTCTTAAAACCTGAAGAACAGACTAAAACCACCGAAACCGAAAAAATTATTCTTAAATTACCTAAGGAATACAAAAAGTTTTCAGATTCCAATCCAAGGTTTATCCCACATAGAGAAGCGTTGAATTACCTCCATTCTCGAGGAATAACGGATGAAATGATTGAAAAGTTTCAAATTGGATTTGCTTCAGATGGAGACTATTCCACTTGTATCATTATCCCGTCGTATGATAAAGACAATCATCTTAACTACTTTGTGGCAAGATCTTGGGTTAAAGGACGTGTAAAATATAAAAACCCACCAGCCGCTAAGGATAAAATTATTTTCAGGGAAAACACAATTGACTTCAAAAAGGACGTATATTTGACCGAAGGAGTATTTGATATGTTTTTTTTGGATAATGCGGTACCTCTATTAGGTAAGTTTGTGTCAGACGTTCTTATGGAACGATTGTATAATGAATGTGAGGGTGATATACATATTTGTTTGGACGGAGATGCTTGGGACAACGCTGTCGAGATTTTCCATCAACTCAATGGTGGAAGATTGTATGGTAAAATTAAAATTGTAAAACTTCCTAAAGACAAGGATGTTTGTGATTTACGTGGAAATATTTCTGATTATTATTTTAAACTAGTAAAATGACATTTGATTTTTTAGAACTTGCAAAATTTAATGACGTAAAATACTACGATGCTGAGCACAAGTATTACGTTGGAAATACTGAATTTATTTCAGCAACTACATTTATTGGTAAATTTAAACCAAAATTTGAAACTCAGAGAATTGCTGAGGAGTATGCTAACAAGAGGGGTTTGGATGTAAACTCTGTAATCGCGGAATGGGATCTGAAAAGAGATATATCAACCTTTAAGGGAACTTTGATTCATAGTCTAGCTGAAAACTGGTGGAATAATAAATTTTTCCCTTACAATCCAAATGAAAGTGTAAAAGAATTTGGATATGACATCATATCTGAAAAATACGAAAAATGTAAAGATATGTTTTTCAAGTTTTACGAAGATGCTAAACAAAATCTGATACCCGTGAAAATGGAACTTGTTGTAGGTGATCAAGAATACAAAATAGCAGGACAGGTCGACGGACTATTTTTCAACAAAAAATCCAACGAACTAGAAATATGGGATTACAAAACAAACAAAGAAATTAAGTATTCAAACGATTTTGGTCAAAAATTCCAAGACCCAATTTCACATTTGGATGTTTGTGAGTTCAATACCTATTCTTTACAGTTATCGCTTTACAAACATATCATTCAAAAAAACACCAATTTGAAGATCGGTTCTAATTATTTGGTTTGGATAAATGAAAACATTTCAAAATACAAAGTTATTAAATGTCAAGATATGGAAGCTGAAATAAAATTGATGATTCAATCACTTGGAAAAACAAAATAATTTATTATATTTAATTTAAAAATGGAAAATAATAAATTTTTAGCACAAATAATTCACGAAAAATTGTCTAATGATTTGGATGGGAACAAATCATTATCAATTCAAATTCTTCCTTTAATGGAACACCCCTCTAAAAATCAATATAATATTCCTGTCATAATTCAAGGACAGAAATTAGTTGTGTCCATTAAACCAGTTTCACAAGATCCTGACGAAGAAAAAATTGTAAACCTAAACTTCATACATTCAACTGAATCATTCGATGAATCAATATTCTGATCCCAAAAATAATCCGACAGACGATTCGGGTCATTATGATGATGATTTGACTAGTGTTGGAAACACTAAATCGAAAGAAACCGCATCTGAATCGACAGATGAGTATCTTGACGAATGTTAAAAAACATATCATGAATAAAGAAAAAAAAATCAATTTAAAAGAACAACAAACTATCTTATGTGAAGTGTGTGGTCACCACTTCTTTAGGGAGGTGGTTATGGTAAAGAAAGTACCGAAAGAACTCACAGATACTTCAGAAGATACTATTGTACCTTTCCCAACCTATTGTTGTGACAAATGTGGTCATGTAAACGAAGAATTTATAATTTTTAACAACGAAATATGATTAATAAACTAGTACACTTTTCGGATTTACACATTCGTCTATACAAGGATCATTCTTTGTATCGGGAAATAATATCTGATATGCTTGATCAGTTCAGGGAAATAAAACCCGACAGGATTGTTTTTACAGGTGATTTGGTACATTCTAAAAATCAAATGACCCCCGAACTAATCAATATGGTTGCTTGGGTTTTAACGGAATGTTCTAAAATTACAAAAACAATTGTAATCATCGGTAATCACGATTTTTTGGAGAGTAATATGGAACGATTGGATGCTTTAACACCAATTATTGATTCATTGTCCAATGAAAATATTGTATACTACAAAAATAAAGGAGTATTCACTGATAACAATGTGGATTGGGTGGTATTTTCTTTGATGGATCACAATGTACCACCAGAAATTCCTAAGTCAGGTAATCTTAAAATTGGATTATTTCACGGGCCTGTTGTAGGGTTAACCACCAATGTTGGGTATAAATTTGAAGATGGTTTTACGAGTGATAAATTTGAAGGATGTGATCTAGTTTTGTGCGGAGACATTCATAAAAGACAAGTTTTTGATATTCCAGGAGGGAAAAAAGCATATATGATTGGTTCTACGGTCCAACAAAATTTTGGGGAAAGTGTAAGGTACCATGGATTTGGGATTTATGATCTAATTAAAGACGAATATACTTTTGTTGATTTGAAGAATAAAAAACCATTTTTATCGTTCAAAGTGACATCTTATGAAGACATTATGAATGGAAAAGAACAAATCCTTAACTATTAATTTATCATATTCCGAAGGAATAGATTTGGAAAGTTTCATCACTCTCAATAAAATAGAGGATGAAGACAAGTTTAATAAAAAATGTTGGAAACAAGGTTTTGACATTGAAAAGTATGGGTTACTTGTTCCTGTAGGTACAGTGCAAGAAAAAATTATTGAAATTCCTATTGAAAAAATAGTTGAAAAAGAAATAATCAGAGAAATTTTTGTTGATAAAATAGTAGAACTACCTGTCGAAGTTGTGATTGAAAAACAAGTTTTTCTAACAGATGACCAAAAAGTGAACGAACTGATAGCTGAGTTAGAAAAAGCACAAAATCAAATTGTTAATTTGTCACAAGAAATTCTAAGATTGTCATCCAAACCTCCTGTCGAGAAAATAATAGAAGTTCCAGTAGAAGTTGTGGTTGAAAAAATTGTAGAAGTAGGAAGTTTAGAAGAAACAAATAAAAAACAACAAATGTTACAGGAAACTATACAAAAGTTGAGACAAGAGTTACAAAAAAAGACTCAAGAAATCTCAGATTTAAATGAAAAAATTAACAATCGTCATTTTACTTCTGATGTAAAAGGCATATATTTAGATGGGTCAAACCTCAATAAAACAATAAAAACAAATTAAATTATGAATGAAATATTATTATTTGGATTTGTCGCATATGGAATGACAAATATTCTAGTGTGGGGGTCTATTTTTTCTAGTTTTAGAAACTGGTTGTATGAGAACTCGAAAAGTTCAAGTCCACTAAAAGATGTTTACAACTTTTTCTCAGAACTATTGGGATGTATGTTGTGTACTGGAACCTGGGTTGGTTTTATACTATCTATGCTTTGGTTTTCAGTATCATCCGTAGCGGCGCCAATTCAAGACATGTCTCCAATTGGTAGAGAAATCATACCTGCAATATATGTTTTCGTAGACGGTATGTTTGCCGCAGGATTCATATGGTTCATAAACACACTTGTAGAATTTTTAGAATATCGTAAACCTATTTAATTATGCCAAAATCAAGAAACCGTGGAGGTGCTAAGGAGCATCGAGCAAGAGTTAAAAAAAGAAACGCTAGATTATTATCAGAAAAAAATGCGTTCCGTAAAGAATACACAAGAATGATGGAACAAAAAATTGAGGAAATGAAGGCCAAAGGACAAGTTGAACAAAGTTCAAGTGAAAATAATTCTCAACCCGAATAATTACGATCTATTCAATCCGATCATTACAAAAGAAATATCTATGACACACAAATTAGGTGAGTTGGAAAATCCTTACATACAGGTAGTATGGGAAGATGATTCTTCAAACTTCTCCCAGGAAAGGATTAAAAGTATCAAGGAATACTTCCAAAAGAAATATTCTTCTCAGAATGTCAATATTATCACTAAGTTGAAAACTCAAAACCAAGAGGATCAACAAGTGACTGAAGTTGCTTTGAATATCTTGGATAAAGACCAACAGAAAAATATGATTCGATCATATTTGGAAAGTAAAAGTCAACAAAATTATTTAGACCAAATTTTGGAAATAGATAAAAATGTTGAAAGTAGGATTTTACTCAACTCTGAAGATAATTTTGCGTTCCGTAAATGGTATATCAAAAAAATTGAATTTAGTAATTTTTTATCTTATGGTGAAAATCAAGTAGTTGATTTTACATGTTTGGATGGTATAACTACCGTAGAATCCAATCCACCAAATTTTGGTGGTAAAACTGTACTTTCAGTCGACTTACTTCTTTTTCTTTTCTTCAATACCACAACAAAGACAAGTAAAGCTGAGGAAATATTCAACAGGTTTACTGATAAAAATAAAGTAAGTGTTTCAGGTGAAATTTCTATCGATGGTGAAGATTATTTGATTGTACGTAATTTGGAAAGAAAACTTTCTAAATCAGGAGAATGGAATGTAAAAACTGAACTAGATTTCTTCAAAAAACTACCTAATGGTGAACTTCAGAATTTTACTGGAGAACAACGTAGAGAAACTGAAAAATTCATAAAAACGTCTATTGGTGAACAAGAAGATTTTTTGATGACCATCTTAACTACCGCATCCAATTTGGAAGATTTACTCGAAGCTAAACCTACCGCTAGAGGACAAGTCTTGAGTAAGTTTTTGGGTCTTGATTTCCTAAAGAGAAAAGAAGAAACCGCCAAAGAAATATTTTCAGAGTTTTCAAAACAAATGGTATCTAATGTGTACTCCCACACAACCCTGACTCAAGAAAATGAGAATATGGAAAATAGGATTAGTACCATCAAGTCGGATAATCAGAATATACAAACAGAGATAGAATTAGTCTCAGATAGTATTTCTAAGGGTGAGGCATACAAAGTAACTCTTCTAACTCGTAAGCATACGGACATTGATCATAAACTATCGATACTTAACCCTACAACAATTTCTGATAACATCAGAAATTTAGAAACAGAGTATCAAGAACAAAAACGTCAATTTGAGACAATAGTTGTAAAAGAACCTTCAGAATTTTATGATGAAGAAACTCATGATCAGGTGAAAAAACAAATCAAAATTGAGTATGGAAATTCTGTTCAACTTCAAACTGAAATCAAAGAGATAGAAAAATTGAGGTCTAGTGTAAGCGGTGGAATCAAGTGCGAACATTGTGGAATAGATCTTCTCACCGCATCTTTAACCGCTAATAAATTAGGTCTTCTTGACGGACTTATCTTACGAAAACAAGCGATAGATACTTTACTGAATGATTTATCATTCAAGGATCAAACATTTGTGAGCTTAAAAAAAGAGTTTGATGAATATGAAAAAAACAAACTGATTCGAGAAAAGTTTGAGGCGAAGATGGAGTCGATTCAAATGAAAATTTCAAATGAACAAGAAACTCATCGAAGATATTTGGAACAACAAACTAAAATTGAAGAGAACAGAAAAACAGACCAATTGATTATGAAATCAGATACTCGTCTGAATGAATTGAATAGGGAAAAATCTCAATATGAACGAACGTTAGGGTCTAACCAACAAGCCGTTATTGATTTAGAGTCAAGACTCAAAAAAAATATGGACTTAATTATTAAAATTGGTCAAGAGTTTGAAAGAGAAAAAGTATACAAAATGTACCTTGAAATTTTCGGTAAAAATGGTATATCTAAAATTATCATGAAAACCATGATGCCAATTATTAATTCAGAATTGACACGACTTCTCCAAGATAGTGCATACTTCAAATTGGAAATACGAATTAGTGACAAAAATGAAGTAGAATTTGTCATGACTGACAATTCGACTGGTGTAGAAAAACTTATGATCTCAGGGTCTGGGTATGAAAAAACAATAGCTTCGTTAGCTTTACGAGCAGTCCTTTCTAAAGTGTGTTCATTACCAAAACCAAATATAATTGTGTTTGATGAGGTATTTGGTAAAATTTCTAATGAGAATTTAGAAATGGTGGGTGAATTTTTTACTAAAATTAAAGAATATTTCGAAAAGATATTTGTGATTACTCACAACCCGTTAGTTACTAATTGGGCTGATAATATTTTGAAAATTGAAAAACAGGGGAATGTTTCTAGGGTCTGTAACTAATTTTCGTAAGTTTGAATCGGTGTCACATCCGTGAATATCATATTACCTTTTCCTTTTTTGAATTTGAATTTGTATATTTTAGAATCTAGGTTTAAACTATTAAAATCTTGTTCTGAACCTTGATATTCCATTTCATCTCTTTGTGTTGGATCAGGATGCATATATTTGTACGACTTGCCGAGTTCTAATTCCATAGGATCTAAATCTTCTTTCATCTCCTTATGGGAACTCTTCTTATCTCCAATTTTTTTTCCTTTTACTTCAGTGTTTCGATTAAATTTATCATCTTTTTTAGATTCTTGTATCACTCGTTCTATAATATTTTTCAACTGACTTTCATTCAAATACACTATTTTTTTCATAAAAATTGGATTTTATACATAAATACTCTATATTTGTAAAAAAAAAACTATATGACCACAAATAAATTCTTGATTCAAATATTGTCAACTGAAAAATTGTCACCAGAAAGAAAAATTCTATTTTTATCTGAATTATCATTGGTTTGTTTAAATTTTTCTTATTTGGAAGTTAAAAATCAAAATTTTTATTATGTCGAAGTAGATTTTGATATAGAAGTTTTACAGGGGTTGATGTCATCATCAATTAATTCTGAAGAAATTTACTTTATTACCGAAATTAAAGGTAGTGTTGGTACGAATATTGATGAACAAGTATTTATGCACTTTATGTCTAATCAAGAGTTTCCGGTGAGTGGTATGACTGAAAATAACAACATAGATGTCAATATTAATTTACCGTTTGATTATCCTGATATGGGATCGATGGAAGAAGATGACGATAATATAGAATGTCTCAAAAAAACACCATCAATAGATAATATTTTGGATAAAATACTTGAAAAGGGCATAGATTCACTAAATTTACAAGACAAAAAAATACTTCAAAACTTTAAATAACTTTATGAAAGACAAACAATTTTCAATCGGACTAGATCAAAAACAAATCGCATATTACCTTAAAGATGTAAAAAAACTCAAGGTAATGACACCTGAACGAGAGAGAGAACTTTCGGAGATAATGTGTAGTGGTAATGTTTCAGAGGAACAAAAAAATAGTATTTACCAAGAACTAATTGATGGTAATTTAAGATTTGTAATTACTGTCGCCAAACAATATCAGAATCAAGGTATGGATCTTGATGACTTAATTGCTGAAGGAAACGTAGGACTACTTAAAGCAATACAAAATTTCGATTGGACTAAGAAACTTAGATTTATTTCTTATGCTGTATGGTGGATCAAACAATCTATTTTTCAATCATTAAATGAACACTCAAGAACTATTCGTTTACCAGTCAATATTGTTCAAGAGATGCAAAAAGAAAAGAAAAACTTCAAACCAATCAACGAATTCGAGTTTAACGACAAGTTTGCTAACTTACCAACCACATCGTCATACAACAAAATCAATGAGGAAGGAGATGAATATATTAGTTCACTTGCAGATACTAATGGGGAAATGCCCGACGATCCCTTTGACACCAAAGTACAACTCATTGCAAAACTAATGACTATGTTAGATATTTTAGATTCAAGGGAAAGAGGTATTATATCTGAGTATTTTGGGTTATCAGGTAAACCAAAAACATTAGAAGAAATAGGTTCAGGTTTGAATCTTACCAAGGAGAGGGTAAGGCAAATTAAAGAAAAAGCGCTTCGTAAATTACGAAATGATAGTATGGAATTGTTTGAATACATGTAAGAGTATATTTATTAAAAAAAAAATATGAAAGAATTTATAATCAAAAATCACGCAATGATTACCTTTTTTTTACTTCTTAGCGTTACAATAAGAACATGCGCTACACATAACAATACAATCAAACTTAAAAACAAAGTTGAAACTATTGAAAATAAAATGTATTCACCTGAAGAACTTAATATAATTGTTCAGTTAGAAGGTCTAAAAGTAGAAAAAAGAATGATACAATCTACCGATAGAAAGATTTTGGATGTTCAGAGACAATCTGAAATCGACAAGGAAATAAATTTGTTAGAAAAAAAATTGAAAGATGAAAGAATGGTTAAAGAATAACATCAACAATGTTATTATGGGGTCTTTTTTGATACCCATTTTACTTGTGGCATTTGTATCAATATCTCACGTTACGACTTTTTATGGTATTTCTAATCCATTTAGTTGGGCGATATATTTGTCTGTCGCTGTAGAGATAGCCGCTTTAGCGTCACTCGCTGGAATATCAGCTAAATTTGGACGATTTATTTATATTCCATTCGGAATAGTTACTTTGATTCAATTTGTAGGAAACTTTTTCTATTCATATTCCTTTGTAGATATGGATAGTCAATCATTCAAAAATTGGGTAGATATGATTTCGGGTATTTTCGAAGTATTTGGAGTTGAACCAACTAATTTTGTAGCACACAGACGAATTTTAGCTTTCCTGACAGGTGGAATGATTCCATTTATTTCACTTACATTTGCTCATATGTTGATTGTATATTCATCTAAATTACAAGAAAATAAACTAGATAATCCAAGTTTAGATTTTGATAGTCGAATAGTTGATGAATTGTCCAAAAAAGCGGGCATTTCAGAAGCTAATAGTATTGAGAAACCCTGGATCCCAACAGAAACAGAGTTGGAGGAGTTCGAAAAAAATTTATCTATCAATAATCAAGTTACGGAAGAAAATAATCAAGAAATACAACAAGTAGACGAAGAAGTCCCAACTGAAGAGCTTCCTCAACCTACTAAAAACGTGTTGGTTTACTCGAAAAATGTTTAGTTTGATTGACAATTTTACTAATAGGATTGTAGGCAAAACAGACGTAAAAAGTCAGATTATCCTTTGTCATACCTCAAGGAACTCAAATGAGTATTTAATTTCTTTGAAATATAGGAAAAATAAAAAGTACGATAAAATACCAAACTTTTTAGTTACAAAAGATGGTAAAATTATTGACCTATTACCATCCGAAACATACTCGAATTTTTTCGATAATCATGACGTGAACAAAAACTCTATAATTATTTCATTAGAAAATTTAGGATGGTTAGAAAAAAAACAACTATCCTCTCATTATATTAATTGGATTGGAGATATTTATAAAGGTGTGCCGTACGAAAGAAAATGGAGAGATTATTTTCTTTGGGATCCATATACAACTGAACAAATAAATTCTTTAGTAAAATTGTGTTTAGATATGTGTCAAAAACATAACATACCTATAGAATGTATTGGTCATAATACAAAAATAACAAATATTGAAAAATTGAATGGTATTGTGTCGAGAAGTAATTTTGACCAAATATTTACGGATGTAAGTCCGGCTTTTGATTTCGATAAATTTACAAATATGTTGAAAAATGAACAATTATGATGAAATAAAAAAACTATTGAAATCTTCAAGAAACCTTCTTGAAAAGAAAAATAGTATGTCAAACATTCGAGAAACTTATCTGAGTAAGGGTCTTATGGTGGAACAAGACACGAATACAAGTTCCACAACTAATTTAGGTCAACCTAGACCCAATGTTGCAAAAGATACTGAAAAAGAAATTTATCAAGAAACAAAACCTAAAGAAGATAAACAACAAGCCTATAGAATTTCTGGAGGTATTTTGGTTATGCATGGTAAATCTAAAACTGATTTAGAGATTACGACAGAAGATAAAAGAGCGTTCCAAGAAACTATGGATGAATTTGTCGATGAAGTTTCAGAAATGGTCGATTTTTATCCATTAAATGTATATTCTACAAGTGTAGAATGGAGTGGTAAAGTCATTGACCAAGATTTAGAATTTTTATACTCTATAGGTGAAAATAATGGTGTTTATATCAATGGAACCCTTTCTAGGGTTGACGATGAATTTTTAGAGTTTGTATCAAAATTAAGAGCATATTTTCAAAAATTTAAAACAAAGTGGGCTAAAGTTTTAGCATCAAGAAAGAAAACTCAAATAGTTCAAGATGAAGAATAGTTTAATAGTATCAGTAATTATAAATTTAGTTTTGATTGGTTTCATATACAGCAATCAAATAAATTTAAAAAAAATCAAAACTGAATTTCAATTATTACAGAATGAGATAGATTCTCTTTCAAGTGTGATATCTGAAAAAGACACGCAAATTTGTAATTTCCGTACCATGGAAACTTTTTATCAAGACCAAATATTTAAATCACAAAATGATCTCAAGAATTTGAATAATAAAACAAAAAAAATACAAAAGGAACATGAAGCTAAAATTAATTCTCTTAACAATCTTAACAATTCTGACGTTTCAAAGTTATTCACAGAAGAGTTCGAATGATTCAATAAGTTGTGTTCCAACCTCATCACTAAGAAAAGCATTGGTGATAAAAACAAATTATAAAAAATTATTAGAAGAAATTTCTATAGTTAGGGATTCAAATCTAATTTTGCTGAACATAATTTCAAACAAAGACACAATTATCGATTTGAAAGAAAAACAAATTGTTTTGTACCAAGAAAAAGAAGAATTATTCAAAAAACAACTAACCGTTAAAGACAAACAAATAGAATTATACAAAAATAAATTTACAGGAAATAAAAGAAAATTTATTTTTATATCAGGAGTAGGTGTGGTGATTAGTTTGTTAATTTTATTATAAGTAAGATATTTATATTAAATCCATCGAAAAACCCATCAGTCTTTAGTTGATAGAATTGAAGGTGTAAATTGATAAAAAAAAACAAATAAAATGAAAAACATCCAAATTAAAGGATATAAACAAACATCGTCAGGAACTGACGATTACAGACGTGGAGATAAAATAAGACCAACTATTGTTGGCCCAATCAATGAAACGTTTAAAATTCTGAACATAGTTTCAGAATCCCAACCAACTTCGGTGGTTGGGTAGTTCAACTGAGTATGCTTACAAACTCAGATAAAAACGAGATCGAATCGATCGTTAAAAAACAAATCAAGTCCATCATTGATGCCTCGACTGCTAAACAGTTTGAGGATAAAGTGTTAGATTTGGTAATCAAGGATATTCAAAGAGGAAAATCTGAAAAAGAGTTGAAAGAACTCATAATAAAAATGTTCACAGAATTTTATGGTATGATGTACCAACAAAGAAGTATGTGGCAAAGTAGATTAAAAAATGCCTGATGAATAATTTGATAAAAAATTTTGATAATTTGGTGAGTAAAGGAAAATCTAGTGCCAAGGACGTACAAGGTATGGTAGATTTCGACAAACTTGGTAATTCATTTAAATCAAATGTTCAAGAAGACACTATGGACTATTTCACCAACTCAAAATTTGCTGACGATGAGGGTAATAATTTTTATGTTGAAGAAATATATGATTTTGTTTATGCTAATTCGGACAAGTATTACCATAAAAAATTTCCTTTAAGTAAGTTAAAACACAATTTAGAATGGTGGAATAAAAACTATGACATCGAAAACTCTAAAGACAAAAAAAGAATGATGAAAGCGAACACATCATTCCCTTTGTTAGTAGTTAAGGAAAATAATAATTTATCCGTTGCAGATGGTTTAAATAGATTATACAAAGCAATAAAAATTGAAAACAGGAATTACCTTCCTGTTTATTTAGTTCCAAAAAAAGATATTATGAAATTTGCAGTAAAAGCTAAAAAAAAGGAACCCAAAGAAGCCACGGGAGCTTCAGGCGCTGGTCAATACTCAGCACCTTTATTCGGAAATAAGGTTGAAACTAAGGAAGCGACAACTACAGCATCATCCGGGCAATATTCCACCCCCGCGTGGGTGGCACCCAATTCAAAACAATGGAGAGGTCGTGCAAAACCTCAAATACCTGGTGGTAAATTCGTGACAGTCAAGGGTAAATGTCAAAAATTTCCTTATTGTAATCAGGGGGACATAAAAGCTCTAAAAATTACAGAGAATGAAGTTATGGAACTATCGAAGAAATTATCAAAAGAATTCGGTATAAGTGAATCTATCATTAGAAAAATGATAATAAACAATTACAACAATTTGTAATCGAAGATATTTATAAATAAAAAAAGTATGAAAGATATTAATAATTTGGTAGACAAAGTGATTCAAGAAATCGCATCACAAAACTCAGATAAGATTTTAACTGAAGCAAAAAATAAGTTGAGTGGTGGACAAAAATATATCGCTAAACAGGCAGATCCAAAAAACAAAATAACTGGAGCCGACTTTGCTGAATTGAGAAAGAAGAAAAAAGAAACAAAAGAGGATGATATGGAGGAAGGTAATGCTTTCACCGCTAAGTTAGCTCAAACAAAAAAGGGTGAGAAATTTAAATTAGGAAACAAAACATACACTGATACGTCAGATATAGACGAGATGAATGAAGAAGAACCTCTTTACAGAGGTACAAAATTTGCTTGTGAAGATACTGATGGAGATGATATCGAAGATGTAAAACCATATCGAGATATGAAAACTAGTGTATCACCAAAGTTAAAAAATGAAAGTTTGAAAAAAAGTTTGGTCTTAAGTGAAAATGAACTAATCGATCTGATCGAGAAAGTTGTTCAAGAACAAACCCAAGTAGGTGACACCAATAAAGCGTTGAAAGCAGATAAAACTGAAAATACAGATTACTACAAAGCGGTGAAGAAAAAAATGTCAGACTATGTAAAAAAGGGATCTAAAGGTAATTTCGAAACAAATCCAACAACCTTCCCGAAAGGTAATGGTGAACTAGCAAAAATGGACAAAAAGGCTTACACTCCGTCCAAAGCGGTCGAAGAATATATTGAGAACTTTGCATATTCACCAGGTATGGAGAACCTTTCTTACGATGAAATCAAACCAAATGATGATTGGATGGAGATGAATATTGAAGGGTCTCCAAAAACAGGTAATGGTGCTGGCGCAAATGCAATAGACACTGGATTGGGTAAAAAAATTAATGCTAAAAGAAAAGCAAATCTGTATGGTAAAGAGAAACAAAGATCATACAACAGGGTTACCCAACCTGTAGATAATGCAGGTGAGTCGAAAGGATCAGATAAGCTTGATGATATGTTCTCAAAGTTAGGGGAGAACGAAGAAAAAAAATCAAAGCTCATTAAAGAGGATATGGACAAAATATTTCATATGATGTCATATAACAAAAAAACTCAATAATATACAAAAAAATATAATATTTTGTTATAATTGTCCATAGATGTAAGTTTATGGATAATTTTTATGCTTGGGTTATGAATCCACTACCTAAAGATGATGTTGAAACGTGGTTTAACATGAACAATATTATCTTGGAGAGAAAAGATTTGTTTTGTGATTTTGTACACAGTTTAATTGATTTAATAAAGTCCACCTATTTGGGTGATACAACCAACACACAAGTCACAGAAACAACGATACAACTTGAACAAGATGATAAACAAAAACATTTTGATTGGTGTTGGTCCAAGACCATAGACGCATTTTCAAAAGAAAATATCAATTTTCATATTGATGGTGATCATAAAGTTTATTTTTCCAAGTTGTTGATGGACTTGTTTTACAACACACAAAATAAAATAATTTCCGATAATTTAGAACCTTTTTTTACAAATTTATTTGATGACAAAGTTGGTTATTCACAATCAGACCTCGAAATGTTAACAGAAATATACAAATTACTCAACAAAAATTTACAATTCAATAATTGATTTGTCACAAATTTTAACTATTTTTGTGACAAAAAGAATATGGAAACATTAGAACACATCAAAATTCTGATGGAGAGGTTATCAATCGATACGAATAAATTCTTCAAAGGAAATGCGAGTGCTGGTAGGAGATCTAGAAAAACAGCACAAGAAATCAAATCTTTATTACAAGCATTAAGGATTGAAATTAACAACCATAGAAAAGAAAATAACACAGAAAAATAAGATGGAATTGTTTATTTTTATTTTCTGCGTCATATCAATATTAAGGATTATTATTCTTACATATTTCACTTTAGTTAATGATCCCAACCCAAATAAGATAATTATAAAACGAAATGAATTGATTTTCTACGGACTAGCATTATCATATATTATAACTTACCTACTATCATGAATTTCATTGAACTATTAAAATATCTCCAACCATATTTCAGGTCTATAAGAAAGATCAAAACATTTTTTTCTTTGGATTTACTATTTCCATCGACTTGGAAGTTCCCAAACGAAATCTTGGAGAAGATAAATGCGGTCCAAGACGAAAAATACACCGGTTCAGGAATAGCTATGTCATTTTTACTAGACTTGTCAACAGAACAAGAGAATTCTGAATTGGATAAAATATTTGAATTGATTACTTATAATTTGGAGTTGGAAGAAAAAACAAGACTATTTAGAGAAAAAACAGAACACTTAAAACAAATTTTCGAAAGTAATTCACTAGATGATCTTCAGAATTTGGTAATTAATATTGAAGATAAATTGGTACCTGTAATCAAAAACAAAAAACCAATAAAAAATGAACAAGAACAATAATTTTACACCTGAGGAAAAAGAGTGGTATAAAAAAGAACAACTTAAGGATGAGATATTTGTTTTGAAATATAAAGAAGACATTATTTCTGAAATCAAAAAAACTAAAAAAGAAGAAATAATTGTTATTAAAAAATTATCATTATGGCAAAAACTGAAAAAAATGTTGGGATTCTAACCGAATTAGCAAAAATTGCAGATGTTATCGAAAGTTCCCATCCATTTGCCAAATCAACAATTATTTTTGAAATGGATCTAGAAGACTTTGAATTTACTAAAAAAAGTATACCACAGATAGAATCTGTTGAAGATAAATTTAGAGTTCAAATTTCCAATGTTGAGTTCATATACTTACTTAGGTCTCAACCAGTCGGGTAAGCAGTTTCTTTACGATACAGGTAATCTATATTGATACCTTTTTTTGTCAAAAAATCGTATAGGTACTTCCTTTGTGCGACATCAAGATCTCTCACAAACATACAATCATATTTTTTAATATTTTTGAAGTATTCGAAAAGTTCGTCAAATAGTCGATGAACTTCTTCATCTGTTTTGAGAACAAAAATCGATAATAATTCTTCATTCTGAACAATCATTTTATTGTTTAGTTTTGAAATCATTTTCAAACCATCCTGGGAAAGATAATTTTTAATAAATTTCTCAACAGTAATTTTTTTCTTGTGTTGATAATCAAATATCAACTCTGGTTCTCTGTAAGTTTCGATTTTTACTATCTGATAATTACTATCATCTAAATCAACTTTTTGGTTTCTTCCGAATTCATCACGAATAAAAAATGGTGTTATTTTATTTGATTTTTTTTGTAACAAACCCAATTCTAAAGAAACTATTTTCCCACCAACAACTTTTTTTTCGAACAATACTTTTTCACTTTTTTCAAGCATTTTTTGGTAAAATTCTTCTGCTTTTTGTTTGTTGGCATATTTCTTGATTATTCTTCTTTTGACTTTATTTTTGAATAAAACAATTTGAAAATTCAACATATGAAAGACTATTATCAAATATTAGGAGTGGATAAAAAATCATCTAACGATGAAATTAAAAAAGCTTATCGTAAATTAAGTAAACAATATCATCCAGATGTAAACCCTCAAGGTGAAGAAAAATTTAAAGAAATCGCTGAAGCTTACGATATTTTGGGTGACGACAATAAAAGAAAAAGTTATGATATGGGTGGAATGGATATGTCAGGATTTGGATCAGCGTTTGAGGAAATGTTTAAGAACATGGGAGGGAACAATCCATTTGCCTCTCATTTTGGAAATAGAAACAGGAGACCTCAAGTTCCAGACAAAGTTATTCAAGTAGATATTACTCCATTAGAATCTTTTCAATCAGTCGAAAAAGAGGTTAATTATCGTAGAAATATTGCATGTGATGGATGTAATGGTTCAGGTGGAGAAAAGCAAACCTGCGTAACTTGTAACGGTTCTGGACATATACAACAAGTTTTTGGTAATGCTTTTTTTAGACAGGTTCAAACTACTGTTTGTACAACCTGTCATGGAACAGGACAAAAAGTCATAAAAGCTTGTTATGGTTGTGGTGGTTCAGGAGTAAAACCCGAAATTAAAAATCTAAAATTCAAAATACCACACGGAAGTGATTCGGGAGATTTTTATAGATTGGATGGATTGGGTGATTATCATAATCCAGTTGGTTTTGGTAATTTATTGGTAAAAATAAATATGACCAACACTAACACTTGGGAAAAAATGGGAAATGATTTGATTTACATTAATGTATTGAACTATGAGGAACTTAAAAATGATGATTTTACAGTACCTCACCCTGACGGAGAACTAAAATTAAAGTTTCCCGAGATGTTTGACACATCGGTACCTTTAAGAGTTAAAAATAAAGGGTTTAAAAAAGATGAACGTGGTGATCTTTATGTAAGAAACGTAGTTAAATTCAAAAGAAACTTTTGAAAAGATAAATATGGCCCAATATTGATGTAATTAAAATTTCAAATGATAAAATCAACATCCAAGTTAGTTTAATTTGTGATCGTTCTTTACATTCGTTACAACTCATTTTGTTTTTTATTCAAAAATAATCATCTTCACTGAAAAAAAAACATTAAAATCTAAAAAATGATTTCTTCAACAAAATACTATCTGAAGAATTAATAACTATGAATTATTTCTAAAAAAAAGGTATTTATAATTAAAAAAAAAGATGAGTTTGAAGGAACAAATAAGGAAAGTTATAATCAGTGAGATCGCTGAAAAAATTGTAGAAAAGTTAGTTCAAAATTGGACAAAAGGTACCTCCTTGAATCCCGATGTAGTAAAAGATTATATCTTGAAGTTTGCAGATATATCATCTTCACTACCCGTTGAATTCCGAGATATCACACGTTTGAATTACACAACAGTAAAAAAACTAGTCGATGCCAAATTAGCCAAAAATAGGTTGAAAGATTTAACTACTCATTTTAAAACAATGAAGCATGAAGAAGGTCAGGCACCTAGTAATACAATATTAAAGAAGACAATTAGAAAGTATAATGAAATTTATCCATTTTTGAAACCTGAAGAAATAAAAAAAATGGAAAAATATACTTGGTTGAAATTTATGAGTAAAGTAAATGAAATTTTTCAAACAAATTTTTTGGGACTACTACTAGAAAAAATTAGGAAAGAAGAACCTACTTGGAGTCAAGACCAAATTATTTTTTATTTAGACAACGCTTTAGAATATTATAATGAAATACCTGATAATACACCTCCTTTGCATTTATTGAGTATGAATGAAATAGAATCAGTAGTTGATACTATTTTAGCAACTAAAAAAACCGAAATTGCTAAAGTTGACACGAGTGATATTCCGCAAGTCAGTCATCCAAAGAAAAATTTGACAATATATGCACCCACTAATAAACCTGAATGTATCATGTTGGGAAATGGTAGATCATGGTGTACATCTAGAGAAGGTGAAGGTAATCTTTATTATAATTACAGATTTAGAGACAATTTGACTCTATATTATGTAATTGATGAAGATTTACCTTTTGACGACCTTAATTTCGCTTCCGTTATTCTAGTACAACCTGATGGTGATATGAAACTTGCGGATGGATCAAATTCAGGAAGATATTCAGGACACCATGTTTTACCTTGGACTGAAATATTGTCTAAAATCCCAAAATTAGATGGACTCAAAGACATATTTGTACCTAAACCACTTACAGAACAAGAAAACAAAATTGTTTCAATATTGAGGGGTATGAATATACCAAGTATCAATTTATTTGAATGGTTCACTGATCTCAAACAAAGGGAAGATTTATCGGAACTTGATTATTCAGTAGAAGAGTTAATTGAACTTTGGATGGAAATTAACAGTCGAACTTTAGATGATAAACAATATAAATCTTTGACTCCTGAATTGAAAAAGAAGTATATTAGTTTAGGTTTTGATCTTAATACTGATAAAATTAAAAATTCAGAATCAAGTGTTCTGCAATATTATATGAAAAAGAAACTTGAAAAATTACTTAATAAATCCATTAAACAATTGGATGATTCTGAGATAACTTTATTAAATCTACCAATCTTTCAAAACTACAAAAATGAATTGAGAGATAAGTTTACAAAAGAATTATCTAATGAAACTTTTAATAACGGATCGACTTTTGAGTTGGATTTAACCAATTCTAGAGACAACCGAATAGGAAATTATGTAAAATTATACAGTTTTGATACCTTGATAAATAATATTCCAAAAAATATTACAGACTTGGTTATAATAGGTGAGTCAAATACAACAACGGACTTGACATTTGATGATAATTTTAAAAATTTCAAAAATTTGGAGAGACTCAATCTAAAATATTGTACTTCTGAATTTCCAATTTTTATTAAAAGTTTAATGCAACTTGAAACAATATGTGTAGTAGACCCACGAATAGCACAAGTTCCTAATTGGGTTGGTGATTTTAGTGAATTAAGATTTTTGACAGTTTCTCAAAAAACAAAAATTAGTCCAGATTTAACTAAAAAAATAGAATCTAGAGATACTTACATATCATTTGAATAAATATGAATGTTGACGTACAGATTTACTACAAAAAAATTATAGATTTTTTTGAAAATAACCCGAATCAATTACATGTTCTTATCGGGGATATGAATAAAGAAATATTTTACACAAAAATCAAAAGTAAAGTTCAGGAAAACTTTTTAAAAGGTTCTGACTATGAGTTAAGTAAAAAAGAATTAGTAGATATAGTTTTTGAACTATTTCAAGAAACAAATCATAAACTTGAAACTAAAATTGAAATAGAAGCTAAATTTGTACAAACCAAATATGGTATTTTTTCATTGAATTGACAATCGATTTTTTTTAGGTATAATTCATTTATGTCATTACTAATTATTTTAATTTCAGGTTTCCTCTTCATGTTTTTTAACGAATTAGAGGATGAGTGTATTCGAGGTAATTGGACTGGTAAATTATCAAAATGGAATTCCAAAACATCTTGGAAAAACAAATGGAAATTAGATAACAATCAAAATCTAGTACCTTACAAAAAAAAATGGTATCATTTCGGTATTGATATGCCTTTTGAAGAAAGATATCCCTATGGATCCACTCTTTTTGTTGGATTCTCAGACGCAGAACATTTTTTTCAAATGATGAAAATATTTTCGATATGTTTTGGGTTTTCTGTATTCGGACTTGCCGAACCTATTATTTTTTTTGTCGGACATCTGATTTTGGGGGTAGCTAAAGAAACAATTTTTAAAAAATTTTTAAATTAACAAAAATATGAAACAAACAACGAGTAGTACACGAAGATTTACCTTTAAGAAAAAAAGAAAAGGTGTACATGCCAAGACAAAACATTCATCACATAAAACTTCGAAACACTATGTAAAAAAATATAGAGGTCAAGGTGTATGAAAAACAAGATAGATTATTGTATTGAGGATATTGAAAAAAAAACCAATAAATATTTTTCAACATACAAATACGACTCATGTAGTAAAGACTTTATAGATACTCTGAAAAAAAACTGTCATGTCCTTTTTTCAATCAATGATAGTTCAGGGTTTTCGGAAATTTTTATGAAAACTAAACATCCTTTTTATTTTCACTTCAAAAAAGACATGTATGAGTTATTCAATACCAATATTTATTTCTATGAAGAATCAAACTCTGAATTAAATTTGTACTTAAAACTTTTAAAAAATATAAAATGAAAGAGATTACACCACAAGAATTAGAAAATAAAATAAACTCTGGTGAAAAATTTGTAGTAGATTTTTTTGCCACTTGGTGCGGACCTTGTAAAATGTTATCTAAAATATTAGAAGAACATCATACTAAATTCGGAGTTCCAGTTTACAAATTCGACATAGATCAAGACCATCAAATTTGTATTGACCATGGTATTCGAAGTGTTCCAACTATTTTGTTATTTAGTGATTCTTCAGTAAAAAATAGACATGTTGGGATATTACAAGATAATCAATTTAGTTCTTTTGTTAATCAATGACCATGAAGAAAATTATAGTCCTATCGATGGAAGGTTGTCCTTACTGTCAAGAATTCAAAGACTTATTGAATGATGGGAATATTGAACACACTGTAGTTGACATAGAAAATTTTTCAACAGAGTATGATATGTTCAAAAAAATAACATCATCTGATTACCTTCCTGGTTTTATGATATTAGACGAAGAAAATCACACATTGGAGTGTTATGCCGCTGATCAAGATTTTTTCACAATTGATCAAGCGTTTCAACTATGTAAAACTACCCAAGAAGAAGAGTAATTACTTCTTGTTATAGTATTTTTGAATAGTTTTCTTAATAGCCTCTTGTACTGGTCTAGACTGACCTTGATTCACAGGGCTTTGAGAAATATTAGAGTTTTTTTTACAACCACACATAGTTTTTTTTACTATAAATATTAACAAATTGGGTTTTGTATAGCCCCATTTGATATTTATAAAAAAAAATAAAGTGATATTTTTGGTCTATGGATGGTTACAAAGATCTTGAAACCGATTGGTTTTTGAAAAAACCTATTGATTTGGAACACAAACAATATGTTCTGAATTATTTCTTGAAAAGAGTTGAAGAAAGTTTATCACTTGGTGAGGTATATCCATTTTTCTCATTAGTTTCGTTACATTTATGTTCTTTAGGTCATTTTTCTAAAACAGGTAAAATTTTAAAAATCAAAAATAAAATATTGGAGTTTGACACCGAGATTTCAATTCACGATCTCAAAGAATATAAACCAAGAAGAAAAATGAGTGAAAGTGAATTGATTGAATTACAAAAAATAGTAAAATATTCTCAAGAAAAATTGACCCAATATTTCACGATTTGTAAGACAATATGGCAATTTTCTTTTGAGTCAACTAGTGTAAAATTACGGAAAATCGGAAAAGAATTTGACGATAAATTTTTATTTCTTTACAAAGACATTTATTCGAAAGAGTACACACTTTGGGAATTTGAATATCAAAAAAATAAAAAAGGAAAAAATTTGGTTATCAATAAATTATTGACCGAAAAATTAAATCACTTTGATTTGATGGATACTTTATCAGAAAGTGACCCATACAAAAATTTGTCAATAATAGAAGGTTTCTGTACTCAAAATTTACCAATTGAAAACACTCTGTTACCTTTGTTTAAAAGAAAAATTCAGATAATTTTTCAAAAAAGTTTACTTGAAAAATATGAAGAACTAAAAAAAAATTTTGACAAATCAATCTAAATTGTTTATATTTTTAAAAAAAAATAATGAAAACAATTCACAACACCCTAACGGATGAAATTAAAAGATTGGATGACTCAAAGGCTGAGAACTTAGTCGGTGTATCTAATTCTAATTGGAGGTATGTACCGAAAAAAGAATGGAAAGAAAAGGTACGTGATGTAAAAAAAACTGAACCTAAAAACCAAAAAAATGATACAGATAAAAATAACGGAAGAAGAAATAGTAAAAAATCCAAATGATAGTGATTTGGGAGCTTTGGTGAGAGAAAGATTTTATAAAGAAAAATACAGAATGACTGAATTAAATCAGGAACTTATCAATGACAAAACCATAAAAAAAGTTTTGAATAAATTAAGACAACCTTGTCATATAGATTTTATTTCAAACTTACTAAAAATCAACACCCTTCAAACTCGACTTTTTGTGGACTATCTTATTGACCACGATATGATTGTGGAAACACCATTAGCGTCGGGGTACTACACAACCAACAAAAAAATCTAGAAAAATGAATGTAATTGGAACAGAAATTACCGCAGAATATATTTGGTTAGATGGTTACAAACCAGAACCAAACCTTAGAAGTAAGGTTAAAATATTAAAAGAATGGAAAGGTCACAGATTTACAGCTGATTTTTACCCTGAATGGTCTTTTGATGGATCATCAACTCGACAAGCAGAAGGGCATTACTCAGACAGAGTTCTGAAACCTGTTAAGGTTTATAAAAATCCATTCCAACATGGAGACTATCATTTTTTTGTGTTGTGTGAAGTTTGGAATCCTGACGGTACACCACATGAAAGTAATGTTAGACACTTGTTACGAGACCATGATCAAATTTGGTATGGTTTCGAACAAGAATATACCATACTCCAAGATGGTAGACCGTTAGGTTTTCCCGTCAATGGTTATCCCAAACCACAAGGTACATACTACTGTGGGGTAGGGAGTAATCAAGTTCATGGTCGTCAGTTTGTTGAAGAACACTTGAATTTGTGTTTGAAAGCAGGATTAAATATCACTGGTATTAATGCAGAAGTATTATTGGGTCAGTGGGAGTTCCAAATTTTGGGTGAATCTTCTTTAGAAGCGGCCGATGACTTGTGGATGGCAAGGTACATACTTCAGAGACTATCCGAAAAATATCGATATAACATAGAATTTCATCCAAAACCTGTAGAAGGAGATTGGAATGGTAGTGGATTACATTGTAATTTCTCAAACCAAAAAATGAGAACGAGTGGTGGTGAACAATATTTTAAATCAATACTTAAGGCTTTTGAAATAAGACACGATCTACATATCGAAAATTATGGTTCTTCTAATGAACTTAGATTGACTGGTAAACATGAAACTCAGTCTATTGATAAGTTTAGTTGGGGAGTGTCAGACAGAGGGGCATCAATAAGAGTTCCGCTCAAAACCGCATCGGAATGGAAAGGTTATTTGGAAGACAGAAGACCCGCATCAAATGCAGATCCATATAAAATTGTAAAAGTCATTTCAGAAACATTGAGTGCGTCTGAAACAATGATTGCAACTCATAAACTAATGTATGACGATGTAAATATAAATAATTTAAAGAATAAGTATTCAACACTATCAAATGATGATCTATTGTCTGAATATAAAAAGGATAATGAAACCGAAAGTCTTGAATATGATACCTGTGGGATTTGTGGTATCAAAACTAGACAACTTAAATCGGCACACATTGATACTCGTATAGGTTATGTTGAGGGAGCAGGACAAGGTTGTGATGGATCATGTGGGACTTTTAAATAAAATCACTATGGAAAAAAATGAAATGGTAAACCATCCCTCTCACTACGGAGGGATTGACAATCCTTATGAGGCAATTAAAGTAATCGAAGCTTGGGATTTGGACTTCCATCTTGGAAATACGGTCAAGTATATCTCAAGAGCTGGAAAGAAAAATGTAGACAAAGAACTTGAGGATCTCTTGAAAGCTAAATGGTATTTGGATAGGAAAATAGAAAAAATTAGAAATCAATTTGATAATTAATTACAGTTACCATCAACTTGTAAAAGATAGGCGGCATCATTTTGGTAAAAATCTGAAAACCCTCTATACGAAGTAATATAAACCACAGTTGGAGACTGAAGTGGTTTGTCAAATCGCAATTTTATTGGGCTAGAGCTAGAAGGTGATGATCCACTTGGGTAGTCGGATACTACACCTATTTGACCAGGACTACCGTATGTAGGTACAACAGATCCCCATGGAAAGTTGTCAGCAGATCCCCATATGTCATTTCTATCACGACTTCTCAATGCTAAAAACCCTTCGTTGTCGATTTCATTTTGTGTAAAACCACTCGTAAGACATGGTATGCCATAAGGATATAAACTATTTTTTTCACTAGTAGGAACCCATGTCCAAATATTATTCCCATTACAGTCATAGTAACAATTTGAATACACTGGATTTCCTATCGGGTTATTAAATGATTGGTTTCTCCAATATTGTTTTACTCTATCGCCATATTCTGTGCCAGGTCTTAAACCATTTCCGATAAAAAGTGAGTCACAAACTTTAGTTATACCTGCTTGACCACCCATGGTACCATCGTATTGCCACCAAATTTGAAATCTGTTTGGCCGCCAACCAACTGAAAAAGTGAAGTCTATATCACCTGTATTTGTTCCAATATCCAATGCGATACTTGATACCATAATAGAACTATCTTGTCGTAAAACTTCGATAGGATTGTTCCAATTCCAACATGAAGATGGTTGACAAACATTTGTTAAAATGTTTTGATTGTAAGGTGACGGTGTAATCCCTAAACAAGGTTTACAAGTTGTGTCAGTTCCACATGGAAATACATTTGCACAAGTGCTACATTGATTTCCTCCTGAAAACATAAAGTTATTATCTACAGACCACGCATTTGAATCAAATGTTACTAAAGTCGGAGTTGTAGAAATTCTGTAACAATTTTTAATACCCCTCCTATTTATTGGTGTGTTTGTATTTCCTGTCCAAACAAGGACCATTGAACTGTATGGTGGAGAGGTAAGATCTATGTCACAAGAAAAATTCAGTGGAATTTTCTCATAAGTTTCTTGTGATGGACAACATGCTTGTAAATCACACAAATAGGTAATACAGCTCATATGTAATAATTATCGTGTTTATGCTATCTTTTAAAAAATTTAACGTTGTAAGTGTTTCCAACAACTAAGTCGAAATTGTTCGAAGTGAGACAATTAGAATTTGTTGGGGTTATTTGTAAAATATAACTCCCCGATATTCCATTTACTGTAACGGCAATAATTGAAAATTCTCTCATTTTAGATGTTGATGGATCAGAAACACTGAGTAAATCTCCGTTCGACAAAGAACTTAGAAGTGTTACTGGCCCTGTAATTGAATTTGGGTTAAGTATTAACCTTGCAATTGAACACGAGGAATAAATTGTAACGTTACTTGAATTTCTAGCATTAAATTCCCCGTTGGTTAAAAATGCAGCGGATTTTGTTGTAAAACTCCAAGAATAAATTGGGAAAGGTGTTGGTGTTGGTGTGGGAGTTGTTGTTGGTGAAGGTGTTGGATTTAAACAAACATTACATCCTGTGGTTGTGTATCCGGTTATGAAACCATTGTTGTCGGGATATGTGTAATTCTTCAAAATTTGACTTGTGTCAATTCCTTGAATTATAGTGGGAGGTATAAATACATCTAAATACAAACAACAATCTGTCAGACCTAAATTATCAACGGTGTAATTGTTTTCTACCCAACTATAGTTGTCATTCATTATTGTGCCTGTGTATACGATGTTTCCAGTACAACAATCTCTTAATACTACACAACTCTCACTAGCGAACCCGATATTGCTACAACCACAAGATTGACCTATATCAATTGGAATATTCAAGTAATTTGATACTAGTCCGAATATTGGGTCATTAGGATTATTGACAGTTCCCCACTCATTTACTAGAAAACCTATTGGATCTGTTCCTAATGAATATGGTATATTGAGAGGATAAGTAGTTGTAAAATTTGCACAATTGTTAAATGTAAATTGTTCTGTATAAAAGGCCCACCATTCAAAAGGGTTTACGGTACAAGCTGTATATGCTGGTAAAAAGTTTATAGTAGTATTTGCGGAGTTTTGTGTAATAGAAATTGTAGTAAGTGTCGGGAAATTATTACCACCACATGTTGGAATTTCCCATAACTCTGTTAGACCTTGTTGTATTAAATCTGTTGATGTGGCAATGGTAACACACTCAAAGCCAGAAGCACATCCATAATAACACCCACAATTGTTATTGTTGTTCAAAATTAATAATCTCTGATAGACGTTATTATTTGGTGAACCTGAAATAAACAACGGACCTCGATAACTACAAATTGAAAAAGAACTTGGATCCCAACTTGAATCTACATTCATTACAAAATTATTTCTATCACAATCAGTGTAAGTAAATGTGACCGATTCTCCTAGGTTCAAATTATTAGTAAATTCCCAAGTCGAACAAATCCCGACAGTCATTGGAATTTGTGGAATTGGGTTTGTACAAATTGTTTTTAATGTTGGTTCTGTTTCGACATAAGGACCACCAGAAGAATCAATGATTAGAGGAATTGTTAAACTACAAATAAAATAAGTATCTGAATATAATGGAAGTATAGGATAATTTGTTACACCACTTTGGTCACAAGGATTGTAGACCATATTTTCAATAATTGCTAAATTTGGAACCACAACTTCCCAAGTGAAACATAAACGTTCAATACAATTATTTGATATTAAAACTGCACATGCAATGTCTTCACAATTAGAATCGAATGGGAAAATAGGTGGAGTACATGAACAAACAGTGAATTTAGTTTTTGGAAAATAGTGTGTTGTATACCCAAAATCTGTTGGAGATTTCCGTCTTTCAATATCATAGCAATCAGTATATTCTATCCAATCGATACAACCTTGAATTGTAGAACTTGAACTATTTGGTTGTACTGTGACTAAATATTCGGAACAGGGACAGAGAGGACAAGAACCTGTATTGACAATCGGAACGCAACTTTGAGAACATATCGGGTTTGATTGACATGCATCACAATATGCAACAGGTTGAGTTTTAGAACAAATAACAATAATTTGATCTGTTGTAAAATACTTATTCTCTACAAATGTTGCTACTCCGTTAAAACCAGGCAATGGTCCAGAATTGTTTATATCTATATTTTGATAATTTCCATCACAATCAACATATTGAATCTGATATACTGAATTATTAACAATATTTAATGTATATTGAATACAAGGGGCTTCCGTTGTACTTGGACTAGGAGTAAGAGTTGTGGTTGGTGTTTGTGTTACAGTTTGGGTTGGAGTTATAGTAGGTGTGGTTGTTTGTGTAGGGGTTATTGTAGAAGTTGGGGTTGAAGTTAGTGTTGGTGACGCAGTATTTGTTGGTGTATTGGTCGGTGTTTTAGTTAAGGTACTTGTTGGTGTTTGAGTGTTTGTTGGTGTTTGAGTGTTTGTAGGAGTATTGGTTGGGGTTTGGCTGGTTGTAGGAGTATTGGTTGGGGTCGGAGACACCGTAGGAGGTGGAGTTGAACCTGGACTACGGGTTGGTGTTGGTGTTACAGTATTTGTTGGAGTGTTTGTTGGTGTTCGAGAAGTTGTTGGAGTGTTTGTTGGTGTTCGAGAAGTTGTTGACGTAGGAGTTTGAGTTGGGGTGGAAGTTCGTGTTGGAGTATTTGTTGGTGTAGTTGTTGGAGTAGATGTAGTTGTCGATGTAGGTGTTGTTGTTTGTGTCGGTGTTGGCGTCTTTGTGGGAGTAGAAGTTACTAGGGGTGTTGGATTACAAAGATTACCACATTGTAGTTGTTCAGCAATAGTTGCGGCAACACCTGATGAAGTAGAAACAGTTCCTTGTCGAGCACAAATGTATTTCGTTTCACCTACGACCATACTGAAGACAGTTACCAATCCAGCACATTGATTATATTGAATTTCACAACCTCCATTTGCGACAACACTATATTGGAAACAAGGAGGACAAGTTGGTGTAACTGTGGTGGTCGGTGTTATAGTATTTGTCGGGGTTGTTGTAGGTGTTTGAGTATTTGTTGGTGTTTGACTATTAGTAGGAGTCTGTGTGCGTGTTGGGGTCTGAGTATTTGTAGGAGTTTGTGTAGTTGTCGGAGTATTTGTAGGTGTTTGTGTATTTGTTGGAGTGTTTGTTGGAGTTGGTGACTCGGTTGGAGGTGGTGTTGCACCTGGACTACGAGTTGGTGTAGGTGTTACAGTATTTGACGGAGTGGTTGTTGGTGTTACAGTATTGGTTGGAGTAGTTGTTGGGGTCTGAGAAGTTGTTGGAGTAGTTGTTGATGTTGATGTTACAGTATTTGTTGGTGTATTGGTCGGAGTTAGAGTTGAGGTACTTGTTGGTGTTTGAGAAGTTGTTGACGTGGGACTTTGAGTTGGTGTAGATGTTGGTGTGGAAGTAGTAGTCTTAGTTGGTGTTTGGGTTGCCGTAGGTGTTGGATTTGGTACACAATTTTCATAATCCAATCTTATACCTTTACAATTGCTACTAACACCAACAAAATTGAAAATTGAAGAACATGCACAAACACTAATACTGTATCCTAAAGGAAAATACTGAAAACCAGGTGGTGGTAAAATTTGATTTAAAACATTATTACAATCAGTATATTGAATTTCAGTACACCAATTACAACCAGTACGATCTAATATTTCCACATTCCATGTTTTACATGCACATCTTGTAACAGATGGTGTTGGAGTAAATGTTGGAGTACAAGTCGGAGTTTTGGTATTTGATGAGGTGTTAGTTGGTGTGATGGTATTAGTTGGTGTTTGACTCTGAGTTGCGGTTCTCGTTGGTGTAATTGTTGAGGTACTTGTCGGTGTGACACTAGGAGTTTGAGTTGGAGTTACTGTTGGGGTTGAGGTGTTTGTTGGTGTTTGGGTGTTTGTTGGAGTCGTTGTTGGAGTTTGAGTTAAACTACTCGTTGGTGTTTGGGTACTAGTTGGGGTTATGGTGCTTGTTGGAGTTGTAGTTGGTGTTTGAGTATTTGTAGGTGTTTGAGTATTTGTAGGTGTTTGTGTGTTTGTAGGGGTTTGAGTATTTGTAGGTGTTTGAGTGTTTGTTGGAGTGTTTGTTGGAGTTGGTGACTCGGTTGGAGGGGGTGTTGCTCCCAAACTACGACTTTGTGTAGGAGTTACAGTATTTGTTGGAGTAACCGAAGGAGTTACAGTATTAGTAGGGGTATTAGTTGAAGTTACAGTATTTGTTGGAGTAATTGTTGGTGTTGGTGAACTAGTATTTGTAGGTGTATTGGTGGGTGTTTGTGTTGAGGTAGGAGTTATTGTATTTGTTGGTGAAAATGAAGGTGTTGGGGTATTAGTAACAGATTGTGTTGGTGTTACAGTTTGAGTGTTTGTTGGGGTTATGGATGGTGTAACCGTTTGAGATGGAGTTACAGTAGATGTAACTGTAGGTGTTGGAGTATTAGTTGGGGTTTTAGTCGGTGTTGCCGAGGGACAAGGATCACAAGAATCACATATGTTTGGGGTCACACTAGAAATCTGAGTATTGAAATCTAAATCAATAACTCTGTCTCCAATTACATAACATTGAGAATTATACTCCAAACCGTCTCCAAAAACTATATTAATACTAGATGGAATAGAAACTATGATAGAATCTCCATAAATTTCACAACAATTTTGAGCGACATACAAATTATAAACAGTCGTTGGAGTTACCGTTGGTGTAGGTGTCAGAGTTGGAGTAGGTGTTTGAGTTTGAGTCGGTGTTAGAGACGGAAAAGGAACACAACCAGAAGAATAAAGTGTAACATTACCAGCAGGAGCGGAACAACTTTGTCTAACAAATGCTGGAACGTTACATGAACACACATAGTATACCCAACCTAGTGGGAAAAATTGTGTAAAACCAAAATCAGATGGTAAATAATCTGAAGTTATACCATTACAATTCCTATATCGTACAGATACAACACAATTTGCTTTGGTTACTTCTAAATAATACGTGTTACAAGTACATGGTGATGTTGTCGGTGTTTGTGAAGGAGTTAATGTTGGTGATACAGTATTTGTCGGTGTTTCAGTAGAAGTTGGTGTATTTGTAGGTGTTTGTGTATTTGTAGGTGTTGGTGTTTCAGTAGAAGTTGGTGTAATTGTGGGTGTTTGTGTATTTGTAGGTGTTGGTGTTTCAGTTGGTGTAGGTGTTTGGGTAGTTGTAGGTGTTTGAGTGTTTGTTGGAGTGTTGGTTGGGGTTGGTGAATTTGTTTCTGGTGGTGTTGATCCTGGACTACGAGTTGGCGAAGGAGTTACAGTATTAGTTGGGGTAATCGAAGGAGTTACACTATTCGTTGGAGTAACTGTAGAAGTTACAGTGTTTGTTGGAGTTTTTGTTGTTGTTGATGATACAGTATTTGTTGGTGTATTGGTTGGTGTTTGGGTTAAGGTCGGAGTTACTGTATTTGTTGGTGAAAGTGAAGGTGTTTGGGAATTAGTTAAAGATTGTGTGGGAGTTACAGTTTTAGTGTTTGTTGGTGTTTGGGTTGGTGTTGGTGTTTGAGTTGGTGTATTGGTTGGAGTTTGAGTTTGTGTTTTAGTTTGTGTTGGTGTTCTTGTTGGAGTTCTAGTTGCTGATGGTGTCGGGTCTGGACATGGTGAACCAATACTCAACGAACATATATTAGAGATTACTGAATTAACCTGAAAATTTACTGTTGTAAGGTCAGTAGGTTCAATAATGTAATATCTTTGACTTGAAAATAAAACACCATCAGTACCAAACTGAATTGTAATTGAACTAGGAACACTCAAAACAATTGTACTTGTTACATTAGAACAACAATTTTCAGCTAAGTAATTAGTATATTGGATACTTGGTGTTTGCGTTGGAGTTTGAGTATTTGTTGGAGTAATGGTTGGAGTTATAGTCGGTGTGGCAGTATTTGTTTGAGTAACCGATGCGGTTAAACTAACAGTTGGTGTTACACTTGGTGTTGGTGGTGGTAGTTCATTAGTAAAACAATTTGTTTCTAAAAAAGTTATATTTTCAAACGGTGTATTAAAATATCCGTTTTCGTACCAAATAGTTAAAACTTCACCAGGACTTATTTGATTTCCTGTAGATATGAAATCCTCATTACAGTATCTGTAATTAAAAGTGGCAATTACTGGACCATCATTCCGAATAATAGATTTTAAACAACTACAACTCACACTTTTTTTATTATAATTATCTGTCAAGTTCAATATTTTTAAATAACAAAATATTTATAAAACAAAAAAATATGAATATATTAATCAACGAAAATCAATATAAACTTCTTCAAACAAGTTTAATTGAAAACAATAAGATTATAAACGAAGCTGAATGGTATAACACCTTAGGTGATATACTCGGTATATTCGATCCAACAGGAGTTGTTGATTTCGTTAATGGAATTTCTTATATGAAACAGGGGGACACTGTTTTTGGAATACTTTCGATGATTTCAGTAATTCCATATATTGGTGACTTAGCTGCGAAACCATTATTACTTTTTGGTAAATCAGGTAGAATAATAAAAAATGCTGAAGTTGCACTTAAAATGAGTAAAGCCGGCAATGTGGCTGGTGCTACCAAAATTATTCAGGATTTGGCTAAATCCAATAAAACTTGGGGTAAGTTGACGAACACAGTTAGAAGTTGGGGACCAACATTAATCCAAAAAATAGATAATTTACCTACAGGGTTTTTGACTAAAGGTATTAGAAATACTATCACAGATTGGATTAAATTATTATCAAATGCGAATCAAGGATCAAGAGCTGCCTCTAGATTAGCTCGTAGAGTATCAGGTAAATTGGCTAAAGGTGGAAAATTAACTCCACAACAAGCTACTGATATTTTGAATCAAATGAAAAAATTAGCACAAAAAGATCATAGATTATTCAGTGATTTGGGAGGAAAGCCAAAATTTGGAATGTTTAGTGATCCCAAACAATATGGAAAATGGTCGTGGGAATCTTTCAAAAATTATCCGTTTAGTGGTGGCATTGGTAGATTTTGGGGAAATAGACAAGTTAGAGGTTTGATGCGTAATACTAAATGGTGGTTAGGATTCCTTGATTGGGCGGGTTTAGCGAATTTCGTAGGACCTGATGAATTAGAATCACAGATGGGTGATTATACAAATGATTTGAATCAATATTCACAGACACCCGAAGCTCAAAGTTATTGGAATGATGATTTTGGTCAAACTCAACCTCAAACTAGTGCAACATCAACACCTAATACTCCATCTACACCGCAAAATCAATCACAAGACCTTCTCACTCAAATTTTATTTGGTGGAATTCCTGGTGTAAAACCTGGTGTTCCAGGTATTTAATAATTAAAATGTAATAAAATGAAAAACGAAGTAATACAAAACTTGTTAATGGCGCAAAATCAAATGAAGATTTTTCATTGGCAAACAGATTCTTATGCTCAACATCAAGCATTTGGTTCAATTTATGACGCATTAACAGATTTGATCGATACATTTGTGGAGGTGTGTATGGGTAAACATGGTCGACCACAATTTGATCAAGGATTAAATTTACCTTTACTAGATCTCACAAGTGTGGATGTGATGGAATATGTTGATTCAGTTGTTCAATTTTTAATTTCCCTTACAAATGTATATGATCCTAGTTCTGATAGTGATCTATTGAATATTAGAGATGAAATATTAGCAGAATTCAATAAGTTAAAATATTTACTGACTCTGAATTGATGAAAAAAATTATTTCAGAAGGTGGACTGAGAGATATCAAAAAACTTGCCAAAAGATATAAAAAGGCAAAAATTTATTACCACCAAGATTTGGATGGTGTAACAACCGCTCTCGGTATGAAAAAATATCTACAAGACAATGGTATTAAAGTTGTCGATTGTGAAATAATTCAATATGGTGACAGAGAATTTTCCATTAAAAAAACGGACGCTAGTGGGGAAGTAATGCCTGTTTTGGTAGATTTTGCACATGGTAAACCTATGTTTGTCATACATACCGATCATCATGATCGACAAGCGGGAGCTGAGGAAACAAAATCAAAATATTTTGGACAATCTAGATCCAATGTAGCCACAATATCACAAAAAGTTTCACCTGTAGATATATTTCCTGATGAAGACATAAAATTAATATCTATGGTAGATTCCGCAGATTTCGTAAGAAATGGAATTACCACTCAGGATGTTATCAATTATATTTTTAGGTTAGACAAACAAAAAGAACTTAGGAGAAATAAAGTTTTATTAGGATTAGTTTGTAATAAACTATTATTAGCATTCAAAAATAAACCAGGATTTTTGGACGATTTGGTCATGAATTGTCAACCATCTTTACTCTCGATTTATAACAGAATCAAAAAGTTGATGGTGGAACGAAATTATGTCAAACCAGAAATATTACAAAAGAACATGGAGGATTATACTCAACAAATGAGTAATAGTCCAAACGTTAAACTAGATGATTCAATCATCATACAATATGGTGGAGGTTCTATGATGAAACCTGGTTCATATGATAGATATACACCATTTAAAAATTACCCTAGTGCTGACTTTTTGGTAATTGCTTGGCCAATGGGATTGGTACAAGCAAGTTGTAATCCATTCAAAGAAGAAAGAGGATTAAAGGGTGTAAATTTAGGTGAAATCGCTCAAGAAGTTATTAACAGATGGAAAAAACAATTAGAGGAAAGAGTTGTACCATTATCAACGATAAAATATGTTTCTGAAAAATCAGTTGTAGATGAATCTGTAGGGTTTACACTTAAGGATTTCGTCGCACTTTTCGGATCAAAGTATTCTGGTATGATAACACCGACAGAACGTGAAGAAATTTCACAAATAATGAAAAAACCTTACTACGAATTATCAGAAGATGAATTTTTAAAATTGGATGAAGTTAAAATAAGTTGTTGGGATTTAATACAGGCGATGAGTGGTGGACACAAATGTATAACGAATATTTCAGGTTTGAATTATTTAGGTAGAGCTAAAAGACCACCACTAGGATCATATAGATATGATCCAGAATCAGATGATACTCCATACATTAAATTTACAAAAATGATACAAAATGAATTTGTGGAAAAACTTAAAGAAAAAATCACACAAAGTAAAAATGGAAATTGAAAAACTTATTACTGACTTGAACAATCTCCAAAAGAACAAAGTTCAATTTTTCAAATTAGTTTTTGGTAAAGAAAATATTGACGTGGGAAAATTAATGGATGAGATAGATTTTTTGCGAAAGGTATCGGAATCCACTACTTTACGCAAAAAATTACTTTAGTAATCGTGAAATTAATCGACGTAATCCTAGAGATACGTTATCAGGTAATTCATTTTTTTTGAAATATCCACATTCAGTATGTTCATCACCATCAATAGCATTTTCTAAATCAGGAAATATTTTTTCTTTTTGTTTCGAAAGAAAAACGTAGAACAAGCCTTTTGATTTGATACCTGTTCTATTTTTCCTCAATATGATCGCAACCTTTTTCAAGGGTCCTGACAATTCGTGATCAGTTTCTTCCAAAAATTCTCTTCTCACACCATATTCCAAGTTCTCGTTCGGTTCAATTTTTCCAGCAGGAATACTCCATTCACCTGGTCGGTCACCTGATGAATTTCTTTTACAAAGTAGACACTCATTATTGACAACAACCAAAGTACCTCCGTATCTTTTCATTTTTTGAATATTTAGTTATAAATATGATTATAAAAATAAATAATATCGATCTTAATTGTAAAGTAGTCTCTACACCCGAAAAAATAATTCAGGGAATGATGAATAAAACTTTTGATGGGTTTGACTGTATGTTGTTTTTATTACCTAAATTTGGTCTTCAGTCTTTTTGGATGAAAAATTGTATCATTCCTTTAGACATTTTATTCATTGATGATAATCATATTGAGTCGATTTCACACAACTGTCCACCTTGTAAGTCGGATGATTGTCCATCATATAAAGGTTATGGAAGTATGGTTTTAGAATTACCTGGTGGGTATTGTAAAAAAAATGGTATCACCATAGGAGATAAAATTAATTTTCAGTAAATTTTTTTGGATATCATTTTTTTTCGTATCTTAGCGGTATAAACTACCCAATCACATTTACAGGATGATTGGGTTTTAAACCTGACACAGAATGCATAACACAATACAGAGTCGATTTTTCAGGTTGATTTATAGCAACCCCAAGCAGAGAAATATTCTTACTAGCATTATTGTCAGCATCAAGAATTTTTTCCTTGCAATTTTTATTTGCACATTTAAAAACCTTATTAGTTCGTTTTCCAATGTGTTTGCATACATGACACATTTGACTAGTGTATGCAGGAGGAACAACAACCAACTTAACCCCAAAAAGGATGCTCTTGTATTCCAAAAAAGAACGAAGTTGATGGAAATTCCAGTTACCAAGTTTTGTTGTAAACGATTTATTTCTTTTTTTAGAAGTAAATCGAATACCAGTCAAATTTTCAATAGCAATTCCTTTACTTTGTTCTTTAGCAAGTTTTACAATAGATTTGGAAATAGTATGATTGATTATTGTTGCCGTTGTTTTTTCCCTACCAGAAAGCCGTTTAGACAATTTCTTACAATTCCTTTTTGTGGAACGTTTAGAAGTGTCTGCCTTTGTTTGGATAGAACTACGTATATTTTGTTTTTTTTCCTATAATCATTGAGCCATTCACTCGAATGTTTAATATTGTTAGAGGTGGATATAATATCGGTAATACCAAAGTCAATACCGATAAACTCTTCTACATCCGTTATTTTTTCATCAGGTACTTCTACTGTTTGGAACAAATAAAATTTTCCTTTTTTATAAACAAGATCAGCCTCACCTTTGATATAAGGAATATAATTTCTGTTGTGACATATAAATGGAAGTTTTTTCAAACGACCACCGACTGTCCAAATGGAAACGGTATCATTTGGAGTATACGAAAGAATTCGTGGGTCGTAAGTTATGCTTCCCAACGATCTAAAGCTACGTTTGGTTTTTTTATCCAACTTATAAGCATCTGTCACTTTACTGATACAACGTATAATTACTTGAGCAGAAAGATTGGTGGACTGTTTGATCGAATGATAAACTTCATTGTGAATTTTAAATTGATTAAAAATTCTTTTTTCCCAAATTACATCAGAAATTATATTACAAGCCAAATTTGCTTCTTGAATGGTATTAAACAAATATTTAGATTGTTCATCTGTAGGAAGAAGTTTTATTTTAAGAGTCAGTTTCATTCATACATAAATAGTACAAAAAAATTAAAAAATCAAATATTAGAAAAAATAATTATAGGAAATGCAAAAGCAGGTGCATTCCTCCCATCCACACTTCGTGATGAATGGGTTTCCTGCATTTATATTATATGAATATTTTTTGGTTAGATTACGATACAAAAAAATGTGCTCAGTATCATTGTGACAAACATTGTACCAAAATGATTGTGGAGTATGCTCAATTACTGTGTACATCACACCATGTTGCTAATACTAATAGTGATGATATTCCATACAAAATAGTACACAAAAATCATCCTTGTGCTATTTGGGCAAGAGAGTCATTATCCAATTATCTGATATTGTGTGAATTGGGTTTAGAACTATGTTCAGAATACACACATCGTTACAAAAAAACACACAAATCCAAAGAAGTTCTAGAGTGGTGCTTGATTAATAAATTAAAAATCGATGACAAGGGTTTTACAAAACCACCATTAGCAATGCCTGATGAGTTTAAGATCGAGGACGTTGTTGAATCTTATCGTAGGTATTATGTGGGTGAAAAAAAACGTTTTGCGACTTGGAAAAATAGAAATATACCAATTTGGTTTAATTGAAAAAAAATGGAAATTAGAACAACAAAATTTGAAGAAGTTGAAAAAGAATTTGGTTCTTTGAAACCAGATTTACTTGATGAATCCGCAATTTATCAGGGTGCGTATTTTAAAGATAAGTTGGTTGGGGTAGTTTCATATGTACAACATCCTAACCATATTTATTTGGGACATGCTTTTGTGGTTGATGAACATCGAGGTAAAGGTATTTATAAGTTACTTTGGGAGTACAGAAATATGAAAGTCAAAGAATTAGGAAAACCACTCATTGCTCATTGCAACGTGTCTAGTTTGAAACACTTTTTGAATAATGGTTTCATTTTGGATAAAGGGTTGTTTTTAGTTACAAAGAATCACGAATGAAAGAAATAGATGCACTTTTAATATCCGACGTTCATTTAGGATCTAAAGGTTGTAATGCTGATAAACTTTTAGAAGTTCTCAAACAGTACAAACCTAAAGAATTAATTATCGTAGGTGATTTCATTGATGGGTGGTTACTCAAAAGAAGGTTTTATTGGCCACAATCCCATACAAACATTTTACGTAAAATTTTATCTTTTTCAAAAAACGGCACAAAAATCCATTACATTACCGGAAATCACGATGAATACTTACGTAACTATGTTCCATTAATTTTAGGAAACATTGAAATTAAAGATGAAATGGTTTGGAACAATTACTATATTGCTCATGGTGATTTATACGATGGAGTAGTACAGTTGAAATGGTTAGGTCATCTTGGTAGTTGGGGTTATGAACTCGCAATTTTGGTAGACAGAACGTTAAAAAAACTTGGATATAAAAAATCCTTGAGTTTATTTTTGAAATTGAAAGTAAAAGAAGCGGTTAAATTCATTACAAGATTTGAAAAACAACTTGAATATCAAGCCGAAAAAAGAAATTGTATAGGAGTGATTTGTGGTCACATTCATACACCATTAATAGATTTGAACAGAAAAATTCATTATATTAATTGTGGAGATTGGATCGAAAGTAATTCATACATAATTTACAATAAAAATAAATTTGTTTTAAAAAAAATTTAGTTGGAAATTCAAATTTTTTACACTAAATTTGTAATTCAAATTATTATCTAAAAAAATGAATACAGAAATCAAAATACTTGTAACAGCAACTTTTGTTGATGGTAGAGCTTATTTCAATATTAAATTACCAGAGGATGGCCAAAATAATGAAACCATTACTTTGAATACTATTCGTATGATATTAACTGGTGCTGTTGCTATGACTGTTAGAATGTCAGAAAATGACGTTGAGGCTATGAAACAAGTTATTGAACTTTTGAATGATCAATTTGTAAGTCCCGATGCATTTGAGGATGGTAAAATTATGGTACCAGAAAAAAATTAAATGTAAAAGTTATGAAAAGTAAATTTGAATTCAAAGACAATCGTCCTTTTAGTGTAAAGGCGAAAGATTTTATGCAATCACTCCTATTTTGGAGAGGTAGAAAAAAAGGAATTATCTACACTCGTGATATTGGGTGGAGTGATATTCGTGAAATATTCTTTCCTAAAAACTTTGAGGAAAAATATGGTTATTTAGGTTCAGTTCCTTATGACCCAAGGACAAATACTTTTAAGGCACTTTTACCCTTAGTTCTTGCTATGGATTATGAAGCAAAACCTAAATGGTGTCCTCGTTGGGTATTGAGATTCCTTTATGTATTTGGGAATGATAAATCCATTGTAAGGGTTCGTAATAGGTTTTTGTCTAATTTATCTAAAAAACTAACCAAAGGAATTACACTATACGATTACAAGACTAAATGGTCGTACTACGATTTAAGGATTAGTATTGAAGCTCCCCAATATCTACAAGATTTGGCTGATGATATTGAACGTGGTTACTACCAAAGAGGTAAGAGAGAAGAACTACTTCTTAGCATTAAAAGGATTCAACCTGATTTTGATAAGTGGATGTCCATCAAAGATCTTGAAAACTATTTAGAAACTTTAACAGAAACAAAAAATGGCAACTCTTGAAGTAACAAACGAACAATTAAGGTTAATCCAACAAGCTTTGGATATGTATTCTCGAATTGGAATAGGACAGATGTGGGTAATTAAAGACCACCCTACATTCTATAATGTTTTGCGGGATAAACTCCGACCTAAAAAACAATTAGAAGTTGGTGACCGAACTGAAAGAGGTGAAGTCGTAGAAATTGGAAAAGGTTATATCAAAACTTCTGGCCGTTGGGGCAATGGTGAAGAAATTCGCACTTGGACTGATGCTGAGAATGTAAAACTATCCATTGATTATGGCTTGTATCATCAAATTAGAGATGAAGCGGATAAAATACTGAGTGAAGGTAGAAACAAACTCCTACAAGAAGATTTGGGTAAAAATGGAAGTTATAGTATTTATAACCCCAATGAAGTGGATGAAAGTTGTCGGGTTGCTTTTGACTTGATACAGGTTATTAGGCACGAATTTTGGAAAAACGATCCAGATAGAAGTAGCATAACTGTTGATTCATCAGTACATTTGAGCACAAAGGAATCAGGTAAAATTAAATGTAAAATAGATGTCTAAATACAAACCCATAGGGATTACACCCAAAGAAAAAGCAGACCAGTTGTTAGAATCTGTTATGTTTAGTCTAAATAAACAATTTGACCCAAACACAGGTAAAGACCAACCAATTCCGCGCAATCCATACTATAAAGAATGTGCATTAGCAATTGTAAACGAAATCTTTGAGTTTATGAAAAAAGATGATTTAGACTCCGAAACGGCTTATTGGGCTAATCATCCTATTTCTAATTTTTGGGTTGATGTTGAACGTGAAATTAAATTGAGATGAACTTACTTATAACTTTAGAAAAATATTTTCAAGAAGGTTGGTTGATTAAACAAACTCATCCAACTTTACCTCTGACAATTTGGAATTATTCCCAATCAACCCAATACGAGGGTAAGTGGGATGAGATAACCCTTATGTGTAGAGGTTTGGTAACAGATGACAATGGAAATATCGTTGCTAGACCTTTCAAGAAGTTTTTCAATTTAGAAGAGAATAAACACACACCAACCTCAGAATTCGAAGTTTATGAAAAGATGGATGGTTCTTTGGGTAATATGTTCAAATACAATGGAGAGCTTGTTTGTGCTACCCGTGGTTCATTTACCTCAGAGCAATCTGAATGGATGTCAAATTTTGCCAAAAAATACAACTATAAAGACATCTTAGTTGATGGATTAACCTACTTGTTTGAAATAATTTATCCCGAAAATAGAATTGTAGTGGATTATGGTAACCAAGAAAGATTAGTATTGTTAGTTATTATAAAAACCCAAACTGGTGAAGAAGTATCCTACGATGAAATTTCTCAATTTGATGGTTGGGATATTGTCAAAAAATACGATGGAATTAGGGACTACACCCAACTGAAGAGTATAATTTCTAACAACCAAGAAGGTTTCGTTGTAAGGTTTTCAAACGGAAATAGGGTAAAAATCAAAGGAGAAGAATACTTGCGTCTTCATAAGATTATGACTGAAGTTTCAACTAAATCTGTTTGGGAGATTTTATCCAATGGAGGTAATATGGAAGAGATACTCAGAGATGTTCCTGATGAGTTTTTTGATAAAATAAAGGAATATGAAATGGAACTTGTTTCTAAATTTGATGATATAAAAGATGAATATAATTGGATTTATAAAATCTTAGAAAGAAATGAGGAAATTTCAGAAAATAGAGCTATCTTTGCCCAATACGCTAAAAGATACAAACACCCCTCCATTTTATTTGGTCTATTGGATGGTAAAAATATAGACCCTATGATTTGGAAAATTATACAACCCGAATACAAAAAACTATGAAATACTCAATTTATTTAGATGATGTAAGGACACCCATTCCAGGTAATATAGACTGGATTGTTGTTAGAAGCTACGACGAGTTCGTGAGTAAAGTCACCCAAATCGGTCTTGACAACATAGACCTTATTTCCCTCGACCATGACCTGGGCGACTCAGCTATGCAGGAGTGGCACACAAATGTCTATCACAACTACACGCTGGATTACAACAACATTACAGAAAAAACAGGTATGGACTGTACAAAATGGTTGGTTGATCAGTGGCTGGACGGAGCTCCGGTGGTGAGGGTTATGGTTCATTCTGCAAACGCTATCGGATCGGCTAATATGATGGGTTATATCAACAATTACAAACATGTGCATAGAATGCCGCAAGATTGTCAAAGGTGGGTAGTTCCACACACGGTTTGATTTTATGGAATTTTTGTTGTATCTTTGTCTAAAACTATTCAAAAATTAAAATTATGAAAAAATTGGTGCTCTTGATATGTTTTTTCACAATCTCCTGTAATAATGATCGTCCGTGGCGAGTCATTGAGGTAAGACAGAAAAGTGAAATGTGTGAGTACGTTTTGAGTCGTAGTAACGGACTCGGTCCACAATTAAAAGAAGTAATAGACACTTGTGGAAAATATCAATGGAATCAAATAATTCAAAACAAAGACCTATGAAACAATACTTAGAGTGGCTTGAAAAACAAATTGACTTTTGTTTAGAGGATAAAACGATGCAAAGAGAACATTGGGCTTTTTGTAGGGCATACGAGAAGTTCAAAAGCCTTGAAACAACAATTGAATCAGAAGAACTCACGCCCCACATTGCCGAATCAGAAGAACTCACGCCCCACATTGAATACTACGACAACGGAAATGTGCGTATTAAAGGACAAAATAATTCCAAAGGACAACGAGAAGGTATTTGGGAATTCTTCTACGAAAACGGAAACATCCAAAAGAGAAGCCCATACAAAGAGGGTAGGAGGGATGGAATTGAGGAGATATTCTATGAAAACGGAAACATCGAATGTAGAACCTCTTACGAAAAGGGTATTTGGAATGGAGATGAGGAGAGGTTCTATTCAAATCCCGGAAATATCCGTATTAGAACTCCATACAAATGGACCCAATTGCTTCGAGAAATTTCATGAACAAGGAAACATCGTCGAAACCCGTCATTGGAAAGACGGAAAACCAATTGAAGTAACTAAACACTAAAACTATGACCAACGAACTCACACTCCACATTCAATACTACGACAAAGGAAATGTATGTATTAAAGGACAAAGAAACTCCGAAGGACAACGAGAGGGGTTTTGGGAGTATTTTTATCCAAACGGAAACATCCATTGGAGAATCCCATTCAAAGAGGGCAAGATAGATGGAATTTGGGAGTGGTTCTATCCAAACGGAAACATCCGTTGTAGAACCCCATACAAGGAGGGTGAGATGGATGGAATTGAGGAGAGGTTCTATGAAAACGGAAACATCATTAAAACCTTTCTATGGAAAGACGGAAAACTAATTGAAGAAACTAAACACTAAACCTATGAAAAACAAACTCACACCCTACATTGAATACTACGACGACGGAAATGTACTTGTCAAAGGACAACTGAACTCAAAAGAGCAAGAAGAAGGTCTTTGGGAGTGGTTCCGGGAGAATGGAATCATACATTTTAGAAGCCCATACAAACGAGGTAAGATAGATGGTATTGAAGAGTGGTTCTGCCCAAAAGGAAACATCCGTATAAGAACCACGTATAAAGATGGTGTGTGGTGTGGAATCCAAACCTTTTACGATGAACAAGGAAACATCACCGAAACCCGTAATTGGAAAGATGGAGAAATAATTGAAGAAACTAAACACTAAATGTTGTAAAACAAGATATGAAAATTAAAGAACAGATACAAAAACATTTTGTCGTGGCCATGAAAGCCAAAGACGAAGTCGCAAAATCAGCGTTAAGCGGTGCAAAAGCCGCAATTACATTGGCGGAGAAACAACACGGATCGTTTGATTTATCGGACGAAGATGTCATCAAAGTTTTATCCAAAGCGATCAAACAACGTGAAGAGTCTCAAAAGATTTATGAAGATGCTGGACGGGATGAACTTGCCCGCAAAGAAGCGGATGAAGCGTGTGTATTACGAAGGTACATGCCAGCTCAGATGAACCCACAAGAAATTCGTGATGCTCTTGTTGAAATTATGAAAGAATTCGCTGGTGTTGTGTCAAACCCAACAGCTCTCCAGGGTAAGACTATCGGAGAGTTCAACAAGCGATTCAACGGTCGCGCTGACATCGGTACAGTCAAAGAAATTTTAGCAAAATTGTCTCAAACATGAACCACCAAGACAACAAAGATCCTATCTGATTTTTTTTGAAAAAAAAAGTTTTCAAAATTTTGGATATTTGAATATTAGTCTTATCTTTGCTTAGTTAAAAAAACAAATATGACCTCTACAAACATGCCCAACGGAAATTACATGAAAATTAATGACGTAACTGAGTGGGTCGAAAGACACACCATGCGTAAAGACACCAAACTATCATTACCCATTTACGAAAATGAGTACTTTGATACTACCGATTTGAAAAGTGTGTTCCCTAAAGGAATGTTCATGGAGATGGAATGTGATGTATGTACTTTGATGGTTGGAGTTAAATAACAACACAAAAAAACAGTCAGGCGACGGAAGTACAATAGCGGTATAATAAACTATGGGTAGGGCGAAAATCTGAGATAGTGTAAAGACCTGCAAAAGATGGGAAACCAAGTGAAGCTATTGTAACAGGTTCGAATCCTGTCCTGACAACTAAAAATTAAAGAATATGGAATGGGTTGAAATTAAAAATGGAAAACCAAAAGATGGTAGTTGGGTACTAATTCAAAGTTCTTTGAAGAACGTACCGAAATATGAGGTTTGCTATTATGAAAATGATGAATGGTACATACCTTCGTATGATGATGTATGTGAAGAGAAACATATTATTAAATGGTCGTACATTGAATAATCAAACAGTCAGGTGGCGGAATTGGTTAGACGCTAACAAAGTGAGAAGTCAGCTTGAATGTAGAAATACATTTATGTACCCAAAGATGATTTCATACAGGTTCGAATCCTGTCCTGACTACTAAAAACAAAAATAATTAGATATGATTGGACTTACTATTTTCGGATTGTTGATGTTTTGGATTATCATAACGGAAGGAAATGTTTTTCTTCGTGATAATGACGATGATTGGGACGGAACAAATCAAAGTATAGATTTGTGATTATTTTCAAAAATAATTTTTTTTTTGAACTTGTAGTTAGTATATTTACACCATCAAATCAAAATTAAAAATGAACGAAGCAAAATACGTAATCGTCAATGGAAGCGGAATCATCTTTTCCGCAGCAATCCAACATAAAGACATGGTTGGTTATAATGAAAAATGTGAAGGTGCTGGGTTCGTAAGTTTTACCGTCGAAAAAGACAGCTACGGCGATGACATCATCGTTGCTAAATGCTACGGTAAGTCCATTTCATTGGACATCGAATCTCGTCCAGAAAAAGATTCAAAAATTCTAACACGTCAAATTACCAATCCTTTCTGAATATAAAACTAAAAAACGAATGAAAAATTATTACATTGATAACAAAGAGTATTATTTATGGTGTATTGCAAATGATGTAATACCTTACCACTAAACAAAAAACAACTAAAAAAACTAAACAACTAAACAAAAGACATGAAAAAGTTAATTGCAATTTTCAGCATCGGTGTATTATTGGTAAGCTGTAATGTCTCCAGTCCTTCTCAAGATAAAGAGATGCTTCAAAAGAAATACCCAAAAGGTATTGTGTACAGTGTTACCGCAGTTCGCTACATTGTGGTGGATTCTACAAATGTGTTGGATATTACGGTAGAATTAGACGGAACCATTTTTTCTACCGTGAAAATAAAATAATAAAAACAAATGAAACTAAATCAAAACTCACTCTCGGCAAAACTCTATCGTTGGTTCTATAAAACCGACACAATGCCCACCAACCTGTGTCCTTACTTTTGGAGACTGGTAACTGCGGTGATTCTTTCACCTTTGCTTGCAATTTATACCCTACCCTATGAAATCATCAACTACAAACGTCAGTGTTGGGACACATACGGTGAAGTGCTCGGAGAATCGCTTGCTTATTGGTTCTTTATCGCTGCTATTATTTGCATGATTTCAACATTGAGTCTTTTCTTTTACATCCCTGATGAGGATTCATTACTTATGGTAATGATAGTTTTTGGTTTTTGTGTTTGGACTTCCCTTATCATAGTTGGTATTATTTGGAGTATTTTTAACGCAGAAGAATACTTAAAATCAAAGAAGAGCGATGATGAAAAGACAGACAACATCATCGTTGAGATGGTGAAAGCAAAGTATCACAAATACTGTCCTAAAATTGATTGGAAGTAAAAAACAATTTAATTTAACTATTATTTAACTATTAACTATAAAAAAATGACAAAACAAACAGTTTTAGAAAGAATCAAAGAAGGTGCAGAGTTTATTGACAGAGAATCTCAGTTCAAAAAAGCAGTTGAAAACAAAGAAACCAAGACAACTGAATACTTTAGTGGAGTAAAAGCTTTATCTGAAGACCAATTTTGTAAGGAACTTGTCAATTGGTGGAAAAAATACTATCTTGAAGATTTTGATGATACAAATAAAATTGGTACTCAATATAGGTATCCAGAAGATGGATCGATAAAATGCGATATAGTTTTTTCTTCTAAGGGATATAAAGGAAAATATAAAAACGAGTGGGCCATTGAATTTAAAAAAACATTGATCATTGGGCATAATGGTAAAGATTATGAACAAACCCCTAAAAGAATGTTTGATTGCAAGGTAAAACATTCTAGTTTGATTAATGATTCAAAAAGATTGCATAATTCTCTAATTGCTGAAAATAAATTAATTATCGCGTACGGATTTAAATATGATAAAGATAAATTAGCTCATATGAGAACTCTCCATCCAGATCCAAAACATAAAACTAGATTAGATGAAATTCAAGAAATATTAAACATCCCAGCTAATAAAGGATGTTATAATTTAGAAGAAAGTATGAATAACTTGCAATTTATTCTAAAGGGTCGTGGTTTAATAAACGAAGATTTTGAGGTTATTGATTTTTGGGCACCTAGACATCCATGCGGAGGATATGGTGAGATGTATGTTTTCCAAATTAATTAAAACCATCGATGACTACTCTCTTACAATTTTTTTCGATCATCCTGTTGTATATCTTGATTTATTTTGTATCTTTAGCCTATACAAAATACCGATTTGAAAATACAGGAAAACAAAAACCATGAAACTAATTTTAGAAAAAGACCAAAGATTATTTTTTACTAGTGATACCCACTACAAACACTCAAATATTTGTCGGGCAACCACAAATTGGAAAGACTCTGATGGTGTTACTCGTGATTTCAAATCCTTGGATCACATGAACAATACACTGGTTGATAATATCAATACTAAAGTAGGTGAGGATGATGTTTTAATCCACTTAGGAGATTGGTCTTTTGGTGGATTTGAAAGTATAGAAGAGTTTCGGCAAAGAATCCTTTGTAAAAACATTCATCTTGTTTTTGGAAACCACGATCATCACATTCGTAGAAACAAGGGAGGGGTCCAGGATCTATTTACCTCAACTCACGACTACCTTCACTTAGATGTAAGACAACCTTCCTCAACCAACAAAGGATTGACAAATAAGTTTGAGTTCATTTGTATGCACTATCCTATTGCTAGTTGGGATGGTATGAACAATGGTGTGATTCACCTTCACGGTCACACACACTTACCAGCACACCTGAGGGTTGCACAAGGTAGAGCTATGGATGTTGGTGTTGATGGTAATGAATACGAACCTCTACTTATGCAAGAGATACAAGTTATTATGTCAGGAAGGGGTATCAAAAAACTTTGTCTACCACAAGATCATCACGAAAAAAGAATTTGAAAATTATGAAAAATCTAATATTATTAAGGGGCTGTCCTGGTTCGGGAAAATCGACAGTTGCGGAAATGTTTCCAAAAGCGGTTCATTACGAGGCAGATATGTACTTCATGGTCAACGGTGAATACAAGTTCGATGTTACCAAACTAAAGAACGCTCATGCTTGGTGTCAGGACATGGTTTACATGGATATGTTAAAGGATGTTCCAACAATCGTGGTTTCCAATACATTCACACAAGAATGGGAGATGGAAGCTTATTATAAGTTGGCCAAAGATTACGGTTACACAATCTTCTCATTGATTGTTGAAAACCGACACGGCGGAAGGAATATTCATGGTGTTCCTGATGATAAGTTAGAAATTATGAAAAACAGATTTGAAATAAAATTATGAAAGAAAAAGAGTTATATTTGCATAATTTAAAAAACGTATTGTAATGGAAAGAAAACTTGCAACAGTCAGAAGAATAAAAGAAATTTTACCCATCGAAGGAGCTGATAGGATTGAACTTGCGGTGGTTGATGGTTGGAAAGTTGTGGTGGCAAAAGATGTCCAACACAAGGTTGGTGATTTGGTAATCTATTGTGAGATTGATTCTTTTCTTCCCATCAGAGAAGAATTTGAGTTCTTGCGTAAGTCATCCTATAAAAAGATGGGAGACCAGGAAGGGTTTCGTTTGAGAACCGCTAAAATGAAAGGACAAATTTCACAGGGATTGATTTTGCCAATTTTCGTTTTGAACCCACCCGATACAAATATTTATGTCCAACCATTTGAGGGCTTGGATGTAACAGAGATGTTAGATATTGTGAAATACGAACCCCCCATTCCAGCAAATTTAGCTGGTAAGGTTAAGGGGTTGTTTCCTTCGTTTCTCGTCAAAACTGACGAAGAAAGGGTGCAAAACATTGCGGTCGAATATTCCGCCTTATGTTTCCAAAGTAAACATCAATTTTATGTAACCGAAAAGTTGGATGGTTCATCGGCCACTTTTTATATTAACAATGGAGAATTCGGAGTTTGTTCACGAAATTTAGAACTATTAGAAACCGAAGATAATAGTTTTTGGAAAGTAGCACGTGAATTAAAACTAGAGGAAAATCTAAGAGCACTCGGAAAGAATATTTGTCTACAAGGTGAGTTGATTGGTGAAGGTATTCAAGGCAATCCCTATGGTATAAAAGGACAAACTGTTAGATTTTTTAGTGTTTATCAAATTGATAGTAGAACCAGGTTGGGAATCAAAGATTTAGAGGATATTTGTTTCATGATTGGTCTTCAAACTGTACCTATTCTGGAATCTAATTTTATTCTTCCAAACACAATTGAAGAGATGTTACAGTATGCGGAAGGAAAGTCCGCTCTTAACCCAAAAACAGAAAGAGAAGGTGTTGTTGTTAGGTCATTAGACGGGACAATTTCTTTTAAGGCAATCAGTAATAAATTTTTACTTAAAAACGAACAATGAAATTAGAAGTATTTAAAAAAATAATAGAATTACTTAAAAAACATCAAAGTAAGACTATTGCCGCTTACAAAGCAGAAATAGACCTTGTCAATTTTTGTGATACTTTAGAACAAGTAATTTCTCTTTTGATTGGTTCTTACTATGGGAAAGAAGGAAAAGAAACATTTGATTGGTGGTGTTATGATAAAAATTGGGGCGAGAGAACCGATTTAACAATGACAGATAAGAATGGAAATGAATTGTGCAGAACCATAGAAGAACTACATCAATGGTTGGAAGAAAATAAAACCGATGATTATAATCTTCCATATCAAATGACTGACGAAGAAAGAACAAGATACCTAAACGGAATATTCATATAATGAAAATATATTACACCCTAATCAAAGATAAAATTTTATCTTTCATTAACTTCATAAAAAATGTCTGGTTATTTAGAAAGGCTCTTACTGATTTTCATTGGTGGGCTTATCAGCCTTTATTTCAATTTATGAACACAGGCATTAATGAAATGGCTGATGGGATTGAGAGTAAAGGGAGTGAGATTAAGTCCACTAAAATGAAAAAAGTAGCCAAAATGAGGCGTGCTTGTGAGATTTTACAAAACCATATAGATGATAACTATACTACAATGGCTGAAAACATTTTAGGTAAACGTTATGATTATGAACTTAAATTTATTCGTTTAGAAGATAGCCCTGGATTATTTAGATATGAAGATGATTTAACTGAAGAACAGAGAGATCATAACCACGAAGTTTTTTTAAAATCTCGTGAACTTGAAGTTGAGGAATGGAAAGAGTTTTGTGAAATAATTAAAGGACAGGGAGATTTTTTTGAGCAAGATGAATGGGAAGAAAAATTTGATGGTTCAGGACTTAAAAATTGGTGGAATTAAAAACTAAAATATGAAAAAACTAGAATTAACAAAAGACGAATTGGAAAAACTTTATTTGTGAAGTTTACACCCACTTATACTCTACCAGTATGTTGTATTTGTGTAGGATTAAGTTAACCTGATAAAAAATTTGGAAAATCAAAATTTACTTCGTATATTTGCTTTACAATAAAAAAAGAAAAAACTATGGGCATAGAAATTAAATTACCACCTTTCGAGGATTTAGACGAAAATGGAAATTATATCGGAAATGATATTAATTTTCTAATTAAAAATGAAAACAAAAAAGAAAATATCATTTTAATTCATTACATAAATGTAGGTAATATGGATGGTGAGGATGTTTCAAAATATATGGAAGAAATTGTAAAAAGATGCTCACCAAAGGAAGAAGATAATATTATTTCATATTGGTTTCCTGTTAGAGAAGGGGAAACGAGAGTGGAATGTATAAATCCTAAACTGGTATCACAAGAAGATTTCACAGAAGCGAAACGAGTATTGGATAGAAATCAGGAAATTGTAAATGATATTATCAAATCTAAAAACAATAAATTTTAAAACATTACTTATACTCATCTATGAAACTCTATAAGATAATCCTCAAACTTTTCGTGGCCGTTGTTCTCTGCGCGTTTGTCGTGGAACTCAACGGGTTCTGTTTCTCTCTTATGAACCGCGCAGACACGTTGTCTGTTTGGACGGGAATCTGCTTGCTAGTCTTCGTGTGGGGTGGCTCACTGCTCTTCCTATTGAAAATCTTAGCCGAGATAGACTTGCTAAATTTTCCTAAAACAACAGCCGAAAAGAATAATCCCCCATCCGAATCAACAAACAAAACAACATAAAAAACCTCAAACAAAACAATTAAAAAAACAAAAAAAATGAATCAGAAAAACTTAATTATTCTCGGAGTTGCCGCCTTTATCTTAGGCCTCTTCTCTATGACCAGCTGTGAAAGAATCGACGCTGGTCACGTTGGTGTTAAAGTCAATCTTTACGGTGACGGAAAAGGTATTGACGATGTAACCGAAGTCACCGGTTGGGTACTCTACAACCCTTTCACCACAAAAATTGTTGAATTTCCAACTTTTGTCCAACACAAAGAATACAAACACAACGGAGAAGACAATCCCGATGAATCTTTTGTGGTCAACTCAAAAGACGGGTCAGAGTTTCATGTATCCCCACTATTGAACTATTCAGTCAAGAGGGAAAAAGTTCCTTACATTTTCGGTAAGTACCGAGTTACTCTAGATGAAATCGAATCAGGTTTCTTGAAAACAGCGGTTTATGATGCCTTTCGTGTTGTCGCAAACTCATACACCGCAGATGAATTGATTTCAAATCGTGAACAGTTCGAAGTAAAGGTTCGTAAGGTTTTGGAAACCCATCTCTTACCCGAAGGATTCATACTAGCACAGTTTACATCTAATCTTGTCTATCCCGAAACATTTAAGAAAGCTATTGAAGCTAAGAACAACGCGGTTCAATCAGCCCTCACCGCAGAGAATAGAGTAAAACAAGCGGAGGCTGAGGCAAAAATCAAAATTGCACAAGCTGAAGGTAATGCTCAAGCAATGTTGACTTCGGCCAAGGCAGAAGCGGAGGCAAACAGGATGAAACAACAAACCATTACACCTATGCTTCTACAACTTGAGTACATCAACAAATGGAACGGAGTTTTACCCACAACACAATTGGGATCAGGAACAAATATGATCTATAATGTAAAGTAAAAATTAAAAGAGAGTTATTTAAAAAGGGAAGAATAGTCTTCCCTTTTTTTTGTTTGGTATTTTAAAATTTGTTTCGTATATTTACACCATAATTAAACATTATGAAAACTGTATTCGTCGGTGATATTCACGGACGTTCCATTTGGAAAGAAATTGTAGAACAGGAAAAACCTGATAGGGTTATTTTTGTGGGAGATTATTTCGATTCATTTGATATTCCTGGTATTGACCAAATTCATAATTTTAAGGAAATTATCCATTTCAAAAAAACAAGTGGTATTGAAGTTGTACTTTTGGTAGGTAATCACGATTATCATTATATGAACATGGGTGAAACGTACAGTGGATTTCAACCTGCTCTAAAATTTGATATTGGACAGTTACTCAAAGAAAATATGGAACATTTACAAATGGCGTATTCATTTGATAATTTCCTTTGTACTCATGCTGGTGTTAGTCACGTTTGGATGGATCTAACCTTTGGCCAATACGGGTGGGATTGTGACAATCTTGTAGAAAAGTTAAATGAAACTTTCAAATATAGACCTATGCGTTTCATTTTTAATGGTTGGGAGCCTTACGGTGACAATAAAACTCAGTCTCCTATTTGGATCCGGATTCGATCATTGTTAGCGTCCAATAAAAATCGTAGAAATACTTCCATCAAAAAGAATTTTGTACAAATTGTTGGTCATACTGAGATAAAATCAATTGACATGGTTGCTATGAAAAAAACTTTCGGTGGGAAATATTATATGATTGATGCACTAGCTGAAAGACAATATCTAGTTTATGATGAGAAACTTAGTGTAGGGTCTATCAATCCCAAAAATTAAACTTATTCGACGTGTGAGGGAGTTGAACTTGAATCAACTCCCTCTTTATATTTTTTTTGAAAAATCATTTTTATTTACTATCTTTGAGGTATGAAAAACACTTACTACATAAACATCGTTCACGAGACCCATGGTAAAATTTTATCAGAATCATTTGTGGATACAGAACAATTTAGGATTTTTCTTAAATTGGTTGATGCTTGTTTTGCTCATCAGTCAGCACTTGAGTTCTACAATGGTGATACATTCTTTATTCGTATTCCATATAAAATTTTAGATGAATGTATTATTACCACTAAATGTGAGGTTCTAGACATGACCGAAACCACATTGACTGAAAGGATCAAGTCCAAAATTGAAGCATTAAAAACCATTGAGGTTGATGGACCACCAAGTTCAGAAGAGGTCTCAACCGCTCGAAGAACAAACAGAAGAAAGTCCTAAATTCCGAAAAAAAAAGGTATATTATGTTGAAAAAATTATTTTCATACGTATAATTATATCTAAAAATAAACCTAACATAAAAATTAAAAAAATGAATTTAGAAGAAGCTAGACAAATTCTCCAGAAACATGGTAGACCCACGTGTGGATGTAAATATGGAAACGGACCGTATAACAACGCAAACGATAATATGATCCACGAAGCTACCAAAATACTAGAAGCTGAACAAGCGTTAATTTCACAAAACAATCCTCCACAAAATATTCAAACACCAAATTGATATGTCACAAGAAGATTATTTGATAGAAATGATTAATGAAGCCACAGAGATGGGGTGGAAAGATAGATTGTTTCATCTAACTAGATCAACGGTTAGACAAAATCCTGAAATCCCCTACTCTGAACATATCAGAAAAAACTTAGACAAAATAAAAAAAGAAAACGAAAATGACGTACGTATTTAATTTGATTGGTGAACTATCCATAAAACTATTCATTACTGTTTTGGGCGCTACCGTACTTGGTGGTATTCTATTTACATTATTCATTATTATGAACTCATTATGAAAAAATTAACATTACTCCTGATTCTACAACTAGTTTCGATCTTAACATTCTCCCAGACTAAAAGAGATAGTGTTTATGTAAAGAATACCATTTTTGAAATGGTATATTCTGAAACTTTGGAACAACCAAAATGGGTTAGATACAATGTCCCTTGTTCTGAAAATACATTTTCACGAAAAGGTTTGGATTTCTATACTGAAAAAAACATTCATACTTCCAATGGTGATGATTATGCAAAAAACGAATATGACAAAGGTCATATGGCACCTGCGGCAGCTTTTGGTTGTGATCCGATTTTACTCAAAATGACCTTTACATATCTAAATTCTGCTCTTCAACATCAGTCCTTAAACAGAGGACCCTGGAAAGAATTGGAAGAATATGAAAGAGGTTTAGCAAAAAAAACAAATGATTTACAGGTTCATATAGTAGTTGAATTTAATCAAAATCCAAACAAAGTACCTAGTGGTGCATCAATACCTTCAGGGTTTTATAAAACAATTAGTTCAACAAAGTTAGGACTCAAGGAGTGTTTTTACTTCAAAAATTCAGATCCAGGAAAAAACAAAACGTTTAACCAATTTTACATTAACTGTAATTAATGACTTATCTTCTAGTATTTCTTTTTCAAGTAACCTTCAACATAGCCAAAGTATTCGAAATCAAACTAACACAAGAGAATAAAACCATAGGATTAATGGTCAATTCCGTGGCAATAAATCTTATCGGATTAGCATCCTCATTTGTTTCCATTGATAGTTTATTCAAAGGTGATTTTTGGATCATTTTATTTTACACTATAGGAAGTGTAGTTGGTAAATGGATTGGAATGAATTACTATCAAAACACCAAAACAATTATAAAAATCAATAAACCTAAAGAAAAATTAAAAAAAATTAACAATGATTTACTTAGATTTCAACACTAAAACAAGAGTTCTGAAAGTATCCAATAGTTTTACCTATGATAATTCAGAAGTCATACAAGATGTAATTACAATTCGTTCAGAAGGGTATTTTTACGAAGTCATACAGACGTTAAACGATGGGAAAAACGCACCTATTATCCGAACACCTGTAGATCAAACCTTTATTCGATACAACCATTCAGAATAATATGGAAAATCAATTCACAAATATATCTGAAGCATATCAAAAATATTACAATGCTTATATGATGATTACCGCCGAACCTTTAACTAAATCTGAATTTATAACGAGAGTTATCAATGATAAAGTTTTTGCTGAAATTTGGGGTGTAAACAAAAATATGGATAAAACAGATACCATCGAAGAAAAAAATGACGATTAAAAAAAAAGATCTACAATTTGAAAACTCTTTCACCAACACCAAAAATGAAGGGTGGATCATAATTTCTCCTAACGGTAAAATGGAAAGAATTTCTGAAAACAAATTTAAAAAAATAAAAAAAACAAAACTTAAACACAATGAAAACAGTAGAAAAAGAAAATTCAATTAAAGTCCATTATGTTGGGACTACAATGGATGGAAACGAGTTTGACAACTCATACAAAAGAGGTAGTACCTTAAACTTTAAGGTTGGATCTGGAGAAATGATACCTGGTTTTGACAACGGAGTTGTCGGTATGACCATTGGTGAAATGAGACAAATCAAAATAGCACCAAATGAGGCTTATGGAGAACGTAGGGCTGATGCGATGGTTCAGGTACTACGAGAAAACTTTAACAATTTGGACCAATTTAACAAAGGGGATATGGTTCAAGGGTCGACTCACGATGGTAGACCTGTTCAAGCAACCATACAAGATATAACCGACCAATATGTTATTTTGGATATGAATCACCCTTTAGCTGGTGAAACTTTAATATTCGATATTGAACTCGTTGATATTGTCGACTAGTGAACTACCCAACCACTAAAGATGGTTGGGATTCTGAAACCAAGTTCAGAATTTTGGACGCTTCAGCGATTGTGCCAACGGGTGTTGGTCTTATTTCATCTCCACGTCTGTAATCGTCAGTTC